AAGTGTTAATTGACACGCTTCATATTGCAATTTATTTAACTGAATTGAATAATTAGTATTTGTCCCATCTGTCGGTAAAATTGTTTTAATTTCCAACACGCTGGCTCCGTTGCTGTTTACGATGTAAGGATTACTGTTCAAGCCTTGATTATGCCATCCTTGATAATATCCAATGGCGGAACTATTAGCATCCCAAATATTGCATTGCGAACTAAAAAATGCGTTCTGATTCAATAAATAATAAAAATCATCATCCTTAATTAATTTAACCTTAATTTTCTCACCGAGTTGGTATGGATTATTGATTGGTGCGATGGCGTTGACCGAGTAGTTGACCGCTGTTCCAACATTAGTGTTTAGGTTTGCGTCTACCCTCTGTTGTGTCGCTGGGTTATTCTGCCAACCGCCCTGATAATTTATCCAAAGTGATTCTGGCCTCTTCACAACGATAACCATGTTTTTGTACTTATCACTCGTTAAAACGCGGTTGGAGGATTCCAATTTGCAGATAACATATCTACTTAACAAATCCGCCTGATAGTCTTCTTGAAGACCGGGGTCGCCGTAATTAGCAATAACGGTTGCGTCATAAATAGCGTCTTTGGATTCCAAATTTCTATTCGTTGTAGTAAGATAATTAAATGTTGTATCGGTTGCCATAATTAAAATGTAATAATATTATCTACAGTGCCTCCGTCATAACTTCCTTGATAGGTTGAGTCTAATGGGTCTGTGTTCAAGATGTATGATAGGTCTGTCAAAGGAAAATACGAAATAACAGGAGAGGAATAAGGTAGCAATGCCCCAGTATTTAAATTAAATGACCTAGTTTGGTAAATGACTTGTTGGTTTGTGATTGTTTGAGAACCTCCAGAAATGATAACTGTTAATAGTCCAGAAACAGCCGATGTATTATCAAGACCAGAACAGTTTATTTGAATCCCCATGTTTCCGTCCCCATAAAGACCAATTCCAGTTCCTGAGTAATATCCGGTATAATCAGTTAATACTTGATTTCCGCTTCCTAGATTAAAAGAAATGTCCCAAAATTGGTCAAACTGATAAAGCCCAGTTGTTTTATATAAAAATAAACCACTAGCATCATTTTCACTACCTTCAACATAAATAATTCCACCCGTTAAATCATATACTATACCTCCAGTGAGGTCATAAAGAGGCTGAAGACCCAAACTATCTCCAGTCGCCCTCAGAAAACTAACATTAGGAGGGTATCCCGTTGAATATCCAAACCCTATATTTGTTATTTCAAGACCCGTCACATAATAAAGGGTACCATCAAAATAAGTCTGGACAAGACCCGTAAGCCCTGCTGCTTGAGCATAAACAGCCCCAAGACCGTTTGCGAATTTGAATTGCGCGGTTTGATATCCCGATAAATCAGGAACGCTGTAGCAGCCTCCTCCGGTTCCAAGAATAAAATTTGGGGGTTGTTGATACCCTTTTCCGCTAGAAATCCCAAAAAAGCCGCTTACGACCATAAAATTTGCTATACCAGTATTATAAATACCGCTTAAAAGAACAGGTTTTAGATATAAAATACCACTTGCTCCTGAAATTGGGCTTCCTCCAGTAAAAGAAACCGGAATTGTACCCGTACACCCAGAACTGAAAAGAAAACTCTGTAATTGATTTTGAATACCCGTTACATAATAATATTGTGAAAATTCTGCCGTCGGTGGAACAGCGTATTCTCCAGAAGCCATTATATTAACTCCAGTTATATATTGAGATAAATATACACCAGTTTCAATTGGGTTAAGGGGTTGAAATACAATACTTAATAACGAATTATTAGATATTCCAATATAGGTATGATTGCTGTATTTATAACCCAAATTATAGTTCAACGGATTATCTACATAAACAAATTGATTGCCGCTCCAATATCCATTAAATAAAGACGTTTGAGTATAAACGTTTTCGGTAGACGGCGTTAATAATAAAATAGATTGGCTAAGTACGCCTCCGCGATAAGAACTTGAATTAACCCCAATATTACCAAAAGTTGTTGGTAAAGAAATGTAAAAATTATTTTGGTATTCAAATAAAGATGGGTCAGCATCTGGCAAAAGGAGATAATTATTACCGGAATTCGCCACAAGCCCAGTATTATAATTATTGGTTAGCAATGTCTGATTAGAACTTAAAAACTGCAAACTAGGAGGATTTATTGGGAAAACCGTATCGGAAATGAGAGTCCCAGTTAAAGTCTGGTAATATTCATAGACTGGGTTAAAAGTTAAAGAATAATTTATTTGTTGTGAAGATAAACTCAAATCACATACGACATTTGAAGAATTAGCTTGTATAGTTACCTGATTTAACTTTGTAAATGATATATTTTCTTGACCAAAAATACCATTAACTAAATAATTTAAAACTCCACTTTGATAATACCCAGAGATAGAATTTGCATCTATGGTATTATATGTGCAGACTGGACTTTTTGCAGATAATATACCACCAGAAAAGATAAAAGAAAACACTCCGCTACCTGTATCATAAAAATTAAAATTTATAATACCAGTATCTGAGACCCTTATCCCAGTGAGACAAAAACTAAAATGACTCACTTGAGGTAAAAATACCGAACTTGTTCCCGTAAACTGCATTTTAGTTGTATGTTCCTTTGATTCTTGCCCCAATTTTATTAAGGATAGTCTCTGGTTTTGGTAAAACTTTCGGTCTATCTGCAAAAATCAAGTCTGTTTTTACTCCATTATCAGATACACTTAACGTAAGGGACTGTAGTCCAGCAGCCGGTGTTAAATAATTAATAAATGCCCCAAACTGACTAGGAGGACCAGCCAAAGTTAAACTAACCTCCTTAGTGGGTGTAGTTAAATTGTAGTTGTTGAGATTTTTAACATATTCATAATATGCATCTGGCGTATTAATAATACTACTTCCTGTCCCATCCAAAACCGTTATATAGGGTCTGATTTGACTAGTTAATGGGTCAAGAATTGGGTCTAGTAGATTATCTACGGTATTTTGGACAAACTTAAACGAAGAAGTATTATTTCCTGTTTGGTTAACTGGTGTACCAAATACTTGAGCAAAAGCTGGAATACGAAATTCAGTTGTTATATCTGATGTCATAATCCCAGAATAATTAGCAATACCACTTGGAAAAGATTGTATCGGATATACGATTTGATTAAAAACAGTAGTATTATCTAACACTAAATTACCCAAATTCAAATCGGCATAATAATAGTCTCCATTTTCATCAAAAGTCGGATAGATGTTTCGATTAGGATTTTTGGTTATTGTAATGTCAAGGCATCTCGAATTTATACCATAAATAACACCAGTATTAAAACCTTCTAACATTATGTTATTTTTATCTTCTATAATAACGCATCCAGTTTGTTGGGTTGTTAAAGGAGGATTAAATATCTGACTAAATCCAGAAGCCCCAGATTGAATATTTCTACACATTTCATCTAATAAAGAAATAGAACAAATACTTGGTGTTTCTGTTGTATCTTTCCTATATTGGGCCTCAAATAATTTCTGGGTATAAGCCTGAAGCACCTGATTGTTATTTACGCTAACTGGTTGGGGGGCAAAAACTAATTCTATGTTAGGGTGATTTAATGTATCTGGAATAATTATGAGATGTAATTTCTTACATTCTTTTTTCTCAATAAAATGAAGGGTAGTATAAGTTGTCCAAATTTGGTCTGCGATGCCAGAAAAATTAACCGCATCACTTTGAATAAATTCTGCTACACTGGATAGGTCTGCAATAACTTTTGGTTTAAAATAATCTAGTTTCCAATCTTGTAATGTAGCATTGGTATCTGTTAAAATTTTAGAAACGCTCGGGTCCAAAGAATAATTATCAGCACATGGGTCTCCTAAATTATAAGATAAACCAGCTTGAAAATAAATAGGTAAAGTTCCCCAACGATTATCTAATGTCGAACTCCATAATCCGGTTGGTAATCTACCGGGATAATCAGAATATCCCGGTGGAATAAATGGAAAATATTTATTGCTTCCACTATAATAAACACCTGATGAACCCGGAGTGACAACATAGCCAGAGTATAACATTACATCAACGTATGGAGTATGTCTAACATCCAAATAGCGTTGGGTTTCTGGAATAAAAGAACTCTGTATCCTATTGTAAACTAGTCCACTTGCGCCATAAAATCCAGCCGTAGGAGAAATATCGGTTAAAGTATCTATTGATGAAAATGGAGCTTCTATTAGTGGTCCCTGTGTAATAACTCCGTATTTATACATAGCTTCAGCAGCTATTTTTTCCCAAGTAGTTATATCGGATTTCAAATCCTCGTAATAATACCCCAAAAATACACGGAAATATTTCTGGTCACTATTGATATTAGCAATTCCATCGTGTTCTGCGTCTTTAAAATTTTCAAGGACAATATTTGTTTTAAGTTCTGAATCTGTGATTTCCATTATTGGGAACAGACCCAAGGCTGCAAAGTTCGCACGACAATATGCATTTTCCAAAGGCCAAAAAGTGTCGGCGGTATTATCGGATGGTGTCCAGTTAATTTGGGTAGTAGCAACCCCGTCTAAATCCCAAGCATTAAATAAACATCTTTGAGCAACAAATAATTCCCTTAATGTTTCATCAAAGTTACTTAAAGCAATCGCTGCGTCCAAATCACTATAACTTCTACCATCCAATCTAGCAAAATTGGCAAAATATCCATCAGTGAACCAACTTGAGCCTTGTGCATCTACCCCAGAATCAAACCATGGAATTTCTAATCCAGTTCTTTGAAATGGTGTTCCATAAATATTAATATCATTAACCATCCCGGTATAAATCTGATTTAATGAACAAGGATGAAGAGGAGTAATACCCACAAATTTTTTAACGCTTTTCTCTACCGTCTTTTCTGTTACCGGATAACTATTGTCACAAATAACAGACTGAATAAAAGTATTATCCAGAGATGTTTTTGATTTAAAATTTAATATAGCTGTATTGCCTCCACTAGTTATACTGCCAGAAGAATTAATTTCAAAATATTGACCAACCGAACTAGTCGGGTCGGCGATTTGAGTTATAGCCGTTATATCAATTGGATTTTGAAGATTTATACCCACAAAAGTTCTTCCGCTGGTATAGAAGGTGTATGCTAAGTCAGACATCCAACTTTGTAAAACTTCTCTCAGGCTACCATTATAACTAGTTCTATAAACATAATCTGAATCTCCCGTGCCCGATGGAAAACTTCCCGCGAATTGAATGCCGTTTAATCTCAACGCCGAAATAAGTTCAATAAAACTATAATTAATATTTGGAGCCGAATTACATCTTTCTTCCGTGGCGGCATCTGTTCCTAAAATAAGATATCCTCCATTTAAGTCAAATTGATTTAATACTTGTCCATTTTGAGCCGGTATAATAATGTTTTGTTCCCACGTATTAAAAACATTGGTCGGAGTGTAATAAACGTTTTGCATTAAGTCAAAAGTATTTCCATTATTACCAGCATAACACGCGAAATTAATGTCTCGATAAGCAAATCCCGTTCCGGTGAATGCAGAACCAGTATATTCACAACTTAAACAGGATACTGGAAGTTGTAATTGACAACTAACGGAATGTGGATATGTATAACCCTGTTTCCTAAAAAGACCCACATATATTTTATCCAAAAGAACAGAATAATCTTTAAAAGTTACATTAAGAATCTTCTGTCCGGCCTCTATTGCAAAGTCATATGAGTATAGAAGGAAGTTCTTCAACTCAAACCCATCTAAATTAATATCAAACCATATTTCATTAGACAATCCTCCTACACCTCCGTCGCAATGCAAATCCGTCTCTCGGATATCAAAGTATGCTGCCGATTGAGAAAATGTGGAGGTTTCTAAAACACAACTTATCGTAATTTCTGTGGGTTTCTGGTCGAATCCAAGAGTTGTAGATGCGTTATAAATCCAAGAATTAAAGGCTTGGGATGGTACCCAGTTCTGTGCGACAAATCTGTTATTACCACCTTGTGGTGTTATAGTTATTCCTTTTAATATTTGAATGGACATAAATTTTATTTATATATTATTATATAAAAAAACCAACAGAATCAGTTGCTGTATTATATAGACTGAAAGCAAATTGCGGGTCAACGTAATTCCCGCTGCACGTTCTGCATCTTGGGTATTGAAAATAATCTAATCCTTTATATTGTCTTAAGCCGTTTATCCACACTTGAGAACTAAAACCCGACACCCCGCTAATATAAGAACCACTTCCAGAAAATTCAACAAAAGTTCTAATTAAACCTAAATATTGAGGAATGAACTTGATTTCCAAAAAATCTCCTGAAGGGTCATTTATATCGCCTAAATCATTGCCAGAAACTGAAATATAAGATGAATTTGTGAAAAAGGTATATATTGGACCATTAAATTCAAATCCTGTTTCTGTCCATTGACCCGTCGGAACAGAACTTGGTACTCCAGAAGCTGTATAAAGTGTTGAAAATGCAGTATAAATCCATTCAGAACCATTATAAGTTATACTTCCAGCGTTATTAGAAGCTTCATATTCCAATGAACCACCAACTCCTGTTCCGTTTATATAGTAAGTTCCATTAAACGCTGCTGAACCACCAACGCCTCCGCTTACATTTAGAATATTTTGACTCTGGACTGAATAGTTCAATCCACTAGCCATTTTTTGCCCATTTAAATATATATCTGAAGCAAAATTAGCAAGAGACATACCACTAACGCCCGTTATATTAACAAAATTACTACCTGTAGTACCAGTTTGGATATATCCGGTATTATACGGCATGGTGTAAGTGGCTGGATAAATATCATACTGTAAAATATCATTTCCATCAAACCCTATAATTAAATTATTAAATGCCACACTAAAATCTACTCCGCTTGTTTCTGCCAAGCCGTTGCCATAAATTTGGACCACTGAATTCGAACTGGGATATTGAAGATTAGTTGGTTGGAAACCGACATTAGTGTTAAATGGAGAATAGGTATAAATTTCTACTATATCACCAGAAGTAAAACCTTGAGGGAAATAATAATCAAATAAAATTCCACTTGCTGCTTGAGTAGAATTATATCCAAAAGAAATTCCGCTATTATATACCGTCCCACTTATTATTTCAGATAATGGAATTAATACTTTACCCACTTGTATTAAACCAGAAATACCAGAATCTACATAAACATATCCTGTCCCACCACCAACCAATGGATAAGGAGTTTGGACTTGAGTTGTTGAAATTAACCCACTTTCATAAATTCCTGACCAAATTGAGCCAGTAATTTGGGTTTCTGTGTAATTAATAGGCGTGGAAGTGGTAACATAGCCAGTGACAAAAGCGCAATTAATACAACCACCCATGAAACTGTTATTTAATAAACCGCTAAATAAGTAGGCTTCGTTTATTTTACCAGAATAACCAGTAAGACTTGTGGAATAAGATAATGCTCCTCCAATTGTCAAATCAACAACATTTATAATTTGACTTCCTTCGTCATAGCCCTTAGAATAAAAAATATTGTCAGCGACACTAAATAATCCAAAATTTACAAATCTATTTCCTAAAACACTAAAATAAGCGAAATCTCCAAACCCAATCTCTTTTGTAATCGTGTAAGCATAATCTGGTGTTTGTAAAAATAATCTATTAGATGGCGTTATGCCTAATATGGCACCAGAAACAGAACTTGTTTGAATTAATAATTGATTTTTGGTTCCGGTATAATTACATCCACTATAACCGAGATAAAGAATTATCGAAAAATCCTCGGTAAAAATATCGGAAATTTGGTAAAAGTAATTTCCGGTTAGGTTTCCGCTTGTTTGAGAACCCACTCCATTGTATATCATTGGCAGGGCATCATTGTAAGGGAAAGATGTGGAAGATGAAGATGAGTCATCTAAAACACTTCCACCAGCATCAGTAATAGGAGAATCTTCTGGGTCGTAAATTTGATTGCCGCTACTAAACACAAAATAATGATAGCCCGTTGGATAAATTTGGTTCCAGACAATCAAACTATCTCCGCTAGAAAAGTCGTATAGACCCAACGCTGTGCCAGTGTTGATTCCTGTAGCCCCTAAACAATTTATAAATGGGAGAAATTTCATTTACCGTTTTCCTACTGTAATTACACATTAATAACCAAAGAAAAATCCCGAATTTCTTGTTGGGACGCTTATAGTGTTACTACCAACAGCCTGTAGTGATAATAGACCCGCGCTAATACCATTATCCTGACCAATCCAAGTTTGAGTATGTGAAACATCAAATACTCCAGTGGTGATTTCAGCATTAACTAAAAATGCGGTCACATTACTTTCAGAACCGGATTGAACGTAAGTAGAAGATATTCCCTGTAAATATCCACTCAAAATACTAAGTCCACTGGCGGTATTATAGGTATTTCCTTCAAATGTAAATTTTTGTTTAGGTCTGGTTGCTGCTTGTAAATTTTGCACAACGTAGTCGCCTTCTATTGTAGCTCCAGCTAATAATTCATAAATCCATCTAGAAGGTTCTGAATCCATCGCATATTTCAAACTATCAAGACCCATAGGTTCAAATCCGTCTTCCATATTTAAGGATAATTTTAGTTCTGCCAATTGACTATTCTCGGTGACTTCTACATCACAATTAGGAGAAAAGTTAACAGCATTATTGTGATTACCCGAAAAAACAGGTGAACTTATAATTAAACCTGTTAAAAAGGTTCTCCAATTATTCCCACCGTTGGTATTTTTGAAGATTTGGATTTGATTTAGGCGATAGTCGAGAGGGCCGAACGTTCGAAAATCACCTTCTATCTTCCAATTTTCTGTATTGTTTAGAAAGTTTTGTGTGCAAGTCACGCTGTAATCTAGGAAACCTGAAGGATTAGCTCCAGACACATATCCGACTTTAATATCAATAGTTGCCGCGCCAGAATCTACACTTGCATTATAAGTGTTCTTAATCCAATTCGTAGTGTTATATCCAAACTCATTCTGTATGTCCGCCAACATTCCATAATTCAGATTATTAGTAATAATAGAATTAAGATTATTGTTTATGGGAGAACCTTGAATTTTTAAATTATAATCCACCACCCTAAATTCTTCAGTTATACCGTCAGAAATTTCTAATGAAGTTTTTTTGACGAAAGGAGAAATAACTCCAGTATTATAAAGATAGTTCTCTGTAACTGAATAAATTGCTTCTGCACGATTAATATTTTCAGAGACAGATAATAATACCCCGGAACCCGAAGGGACAAGATAAGGAATACACGAGCCAAAAGCATCCTGACCCGTAAAAGTTTGAACAAATGAGATAGCGTTTTGAAAAGCGGGATTGGAATTTCTTACTCCTTGAGCACTGATTGAATGCAAAACTGAAACTGAACCATCTTCTCGTTCGGTGAAACTATAGGCGTTGCTAGGTTGTAAAATTCCTGATGGCATCGCCCATGATTTTAGTTTTATATTATACTTAACGAATGAGCCTTGGAAATAAGTATTTTGGTCTAAACTAATAGACTCTACTGTAATTCCAGACCAGTTATATAGAACATTATTTTGGTCGTCTTGGACTAATAAATCTTGGAACTGATTAGAAAAAATTCCGGTTAGATAATTTATTACTTGTCCTGTGTTTGTAATTCCTGTTACAAAACCTTGTAAATCAATGGCGGTTTCGTAAGAATATAAATATCCAAATTGTATAGGAATTTGTGAAAAATTACATAGGGGTGTCGGTGGCCCTAGGGTCACGCCGCCATAACTGATATAAATTCCAGTAGTCATTCCTAATCATTAATTACACTATTTTGTTATTTTTTTCTATTTTATGTGTATAATATTATGTACAGATAATATGAGATTAGTTAGACCATTTTGGGCTTTTCGTGAGCGTTTTGGAAACGCACTTCTTCTCATAGAACTGTACAGCACGAAAGGCTTTTATGAATAAAATATCGGGGATATACCAAATAATAAATACAAAAAATGGCAAATTTTACGTTGGAAGCTTAAAGGATTGTTACGCAAGAAAAGGGAGGCATTTTAGGCACTTAAAAAATAGAACTCATTATAATGATTATTTACAAAGGTCTTTTGATAAATACGGGGAATCTTCGTTTGTATTTTTAGTCTTGGAAGAAGATATACCTGAAAATAGTTTGCTTTCTATAGAGCAATTATATTTAGACGAAATATCTAAAGATAAACAACATTCTATGAATGCTGGTTTTATAGCTGGTAGAGTAGAAATGACAGACGAAATTAAACAAAAAATAAGAATAACAAGGATAGGGAAGAAAATGAGTGAAGTTACAAAAAAGAAACTTTCTGAATTGGGGTTGGGGGAAAAGAATCACTTTTTTGGGAAACACCATACACAAGAATCAAAAAAGAAAATTGGTAAAAAGGGAGAAAAACATCCATTTTTTGGTAAACGTCATTCTGAAGCAAGTAAAAGAAAAATATCCAAAGCTAATAAGGGAAGAGTCCTGTCGGTCTTGACTAGAAAAAATATATCTCTTGCTAAAAAAGGAGTTCCTCGTTCAAAAGAGGCTATAAGGAAAACACAATTAGCGATAATGATTCCAATAAAACAATTAGACAAAATAACTGGAAATATTATTAAAATTTGGCCGTCTATGAAGGATGCATCAATATCATTAGGAATTAGCAATGGTTATACTGGCAATATTAGTAGAGCATGTTCAAAAATAAAACCATCTGCCTACGGTTTCAAATGGGAATACGCTTAAGGATTATTTGCCGAAAGCCGCTTTTTCCAAGTATATACGTAATTGATTTCTACGACCAATTTTCCATCTGAGTTAAACGAGTAACGAGAAGATTCTAGAAACCAGTTTAACGTTAGATTAGGAGTATTCAATTGATTTAAAAAAGTTGTCCCTCCGTACTGATATAGAGCCGTCAAGTAATTCGCCAAAGGAATCCCGTTTATAGTAGAAAAATTTCCAGATGGAAGAGCGAATTGATTACTCTGTTTTCCTAACTGAGTATTAAAACTGATGGAGATTTCCCCTTTCTCTGTTTGATAAGCGTAAGATAGGACTGATAAATTGTTTGGCCTATTTACAATTTTAAATTCATTTACAATATCCACGGGTTTTTTATTTGAAATTTTCACATCCAACACATTAAACTCCAACCCATTTACGGTAACAAAATAAGAAGGGTTGTTTGAATATTCGAACTTACAAGACCCCCTAGTTTTTATATTGGGCCACGTAAATTCCCGTGAAACCATGTTCATTTCTGGCAACTCCGAGTCAATAACAGAAAAATTATTAGTGTAGTAGTTACTAATAGTTGTTGGACTAATCCCGGTTGTGTTATTCATTAGTGTCTGAAAATATCCCGAATTATTTATAATACGGTTTACTGTATAATCAAAAGTATGTGATGCCTCAATAAGATTGTAAGTTCCTATCTTAAATTCTATCAATTGGGCAGTAATTGTTCCGTCTCCAGAAAATGTTGGATTGTTGGTAAACGATGTTTCGTAAGAGGCCGACAGACTTCTAGCATCATAAGTCTTAATGGTCTTCACTGGCGTATTTATTAGTGGGAGTAAACCAGAATTACTTATAACTAAATATTGACTATCTTGGTTAATCACGCCGCTATTATAAAATCCACTATAAATATTAACACATCTGCCATAAGAGTTAGATAGGTAATAATCTAATGTAGTTTCTGCCACCGCGAAATTGATTTTCCCAAAGGTAGAAGTTCTCTCTGAAACTTGGATAACACCATCCGTGCCCATCTCCAGAGAGTTAGTCAGGTTATAGATTATACCAGAACCATCGAAAGGTAGTTCCTCTCTCTTACGCGAAAAGGAATATTGGTTTTTAAATAGGTCTACTGACTCAGTATAGTAGTTTCTGAATATACCAGTATTTCCTACTCCACTTATCTGGTTGACCATAGTATATAGGCCGAATGAAGTTCCAGTATCTCCAGCGAAAATCCCGCTGGCTATCTGAGCCGCCAAAGCCCTTCTTCCCGTGGCTGTATTCGTACCAGAAATACCCGTTCTAATTCCGAAAGATAAAGCATGATTAAAGTTTCTATTTCCATCAGCATTAGTAGCAAACGAAAAATCTTCCTTGAAGTCTAGAATCGTTGTTCCAAAATTTATGAAAAAACCCGTATCCAAACCTTCATAATAATTCCCTGTTAGTTCAGGAAACATTGATACAATATTAGTTACTGGGGAATGTACTTCCACCGTAACATTAAATTTAGATGCCTTTAAAGAGTCCGACGGGAAAGCGTATGTGTTTTGTGTTTGGAATACGGTAGTATTAATATCCCCGCTATAAACTTGCAAAAATTGCTGTTGTATTTGACTTTGAATTGTCTGAGCAGAAACCAGATAATCCGTGCTATAAATTTCAAAACTATAAACAGAGACATCCTTTAAAGCAATAGAATTAGCTAAAAATTGCCTCGAAACTTGCACTCCCAAAGAACCCGTTACCAAGCCAGAAATATTCATATATTATTGTACCTTTGCTGGCAGCGGCTGATTACTAGTTACACTCTTAATTAAATCCAGTATCCCTGCCGCATTTGGAGTAACTGTAATATTAATTGGTGCCAAACCTTTAGACAATATCTCTGCCGCTGCCGTCATCAATTTTGCGGCTGTCATTAAATCAACTGCTCCCGTTTGCAAATTCTTAAATCCTTCCTGATTTTTCTGGAGTTCATCCTGTCTATTATCTTTCGTGGCAGTAAGATTTTGTTTATCCAAAATACTTTGTGGAGTTTGATTTCCAAATTGTTTCTGAGTAAGACTAGAAGCAGATTTTGATGCCAAGTCGTCGTTATATTTTAGATATGCCAATCCCGCACTACTCTTAGTTAAATTGCGCTCAATCATCTGCCTCTGGGCTTCTCTGTCCTTCTGATACTTAGCCTCTAATTCTGGAGAATCTTTACCCAAGGCAGAATAACTTTGGTTTCCTAATCCTCCTTTATAACCATATAAATAGCCGTTTCTATTAATGGTGTGTTCAGGTAAAATTCTGTTTTGGAAAATATTACTTTTTGTTTGGTTAAAATAGTTATTGGCGTCCTTATCGGTTAGGGCTTTTTCTATTCTGGCACTTTTTGAATGCATACCCGTCGCGTGTTCGTAATTTTGATTAAATACTTCGTCGGTAGAAGTCCTATATTTGTCTCCATACTTTTTGATAAAATTCATTCTATCATCAAGTCTTTTGCCGCGAACTTCTTCTGTTTCAATTTGGGAACCGTATTGCATCCTTTCACTATTTTTATCAACCAAATATCTTCCCGCCATAGCTACATAGCTTAATGGACTCTTGCTAACCCCTAATAAGCCAAGACCCATATTACCAATTCCTTCTGAATAGTGTCCTTGTTTAAAATCGTCATATGATTCCTTAGCAGCAAATCCGACTCCTACCGCTCCTAACGCAGTACCTCCCACTCTGGCAAATTTACCAAGTTTACCAGCGTTTTTCCATCCAGAAAGTGGGTTTAGAGAATCTGCTAATGAGCCAAATTTAAGTGAAAAAGCCTCCTTTACTCCACTAGAGGTTGAAGAAACGTTTTTTGCTAATGAATCACGTAAAGAAACTCTTCTTGCTATTTCAGTGTCATAAGCTGTTCCACTGCCATAACGTAAAGGTTCTACTTTAAGTGATTTTCCAATTTTTTGAGATTCTTGACTATTTATGGTTGAAATTCTATCATTCAAAACTCCTTCACGAGCAGAATTTCCTAATAATAAATTCCTAGCTCTTGTATATTCCCTTAAGGCTGTTTTTCCTCCCTTTAGAGAAGAGGTATTAACTTGACCAGCGAGTATATCATAATGTTCTGGAAGAAGACCTTTTTCTTGACCACCAAGATATGTTTGTTTAATATATTCCGGCATTCTTTCCTGACGAACCTTAAGAATCTTATCATAGGCATCCTGCATTCTTTTTTCATAAATAGCTTTATTTGACGCTAAAGTTTTAAGTTCTGCTTTGGCGTCTTCAATAGGACTAAAAGCGGTTCCTGTTGGTGCGGCAAGTTTAGAATTCGAATTTATAGCGAAATTAGATTGTTTCTCTAATGTTGGAATACCAAAATTTCCTTTAATTTCTTGAGCTACTTTTGAGGCAGCTTTTTCTCCAGCAGCAATCGCAGACTCACCAGCTTGAGCCGTTTTAGGATTTATAATTGCTTCTTTAAGTCCTTTAAATTCTGTTACTAATTCCTTTGTGGCTTCTCCCCCTCCACGACCCTTGAACATTGCCCCAATAGATAAAATTAATGCACCCGCAGATAACATAGCCCCACCAGACGGAATGGCGTTCATTCCCAATGTTTGATACCACTTAGCAGGGGGTGGTGTCGGAGGAGGTGTAGAATTATCTGTTCCGTTAGGAGTATATTTATTAGACTCGGCGGTTTTAGCGTCTTCTGACTTTTGAATTAAGTCCTGAAAAGTTTTAAAATTAGTACCTAGTGTTTCAAGACTATGAGAAAAAATATCCAAATCACCAGAAGCGCGTTTTACTGAGGTATCCAATGGACTAATATCCAAACCACTTTGTCCTCCGGGTATAGGGCTATTAATATCCAAAGATGGCGTATTAACCCCCTTATACTTTCCAAAAGTTCTATCGAATGACCTTTCATCACTATTAGCAAATTGCTGTAAACCAGAACCAGCGTAAATATAATTATAAGCCGCTCTTGAACCAGCTTGAGCAGTGTCATACAAACCTCGTATTTGAGGATTATTATAATCTCTCTCGTCAGAAGGTATGAAATTAAGCAAATCTCTAGCTGCCTCACCTCGGCGTATGGTGCTGCGACTGTGAGTCATTGTATATTCATCTCGGCGAAGTTCTATACGAGCACTTCTAGCACCCCCACGAGCCAATTCATCAATACCTTTAATACCATCCGCTAGTTCGCTAAATCTGGCAGTCTTAATCTCAGCAAGTAAGTCATACAAAGCCTTAGTTTGTTCTTCGGCGTTCTTTTCTGCAATAGTCTTGGATTCAAGAAGGATATTACCGATATCTTCGGTTTTGCTTGAAAGTGCGCTGCTTAAAGAACTCTGTAAACCACTAAATTGAACGGGTTTAAACATCTCATTTCCCGTTTCTCCAACAGTAGCTCCAGCCCCCAAAAAGTTCTTAATAAAAGAATCTTTGTCCGTTACTCCACTGAGAATATTTTGTGGGTTTTTGGAAAACTCAGATAACCTCGAAGCAAGATATTCATTTTGTCTTTGTTTGTCTGGTAATAACGTAGCAAGACCGGAGGCGTCTGTTGAATTTGTCAAAGTTGGACGAATAAATTCTTGAGTAACCTTTTGTAGACTTTCGCTAATAGATTTTTTGCCAGCAATATTATTTAATGACGAATCTCTCTGAAATTGGTCATTTAAGTCTTGGATTTTCAACGCATAACGCTGTTGAATTGTTGACGAGTCAGAAGTAGTTAAAGATGATAATTCGTTTTGTTTTCCACCTTTGTAAGTAGCCAAGGAAGCGGTTCTATAAGTTGACTCCGCGCCCGCCACACCAGATGCTAAATTGAAATTGGATATTAATGCACCTTTGGAAATAACATTTTGAAGTTCTTGGTTGTACTTTTGGCGGATTGCCATTTCTTGAATGTTAATTTCATTAAGAGCCTTGATATGTCTATCCCATTCGTCAACTCCAACACCTTTTGGAATTTTAAATTTATTAATCTCGTAAGAAAGTTGTTTAAATAATTGAGCGGCAGATTGGGTTCCTAAATCTGTATAGATAGGATTTTTAACCGCTTCACTCATATAAGAACTTATGTCATTATCATTCAAAGCCCCTTTCTTCATTCTGTCCGAAAACCCTTGAGGCATTAAATCAGAGTCCATAACCCTTTGACCAATTGCTACTGCTGCTTGACTTAATGTATTCTGTTTCTCTAATATGTCTGTCGGGTTTGTTCCTCCAAAAAGACCAGTATCAGTAGCAAAAATTCCACCCGCCCTAGACTCAGCGAAACTATGACCGGCAATAGAATTATTAGCCACCATTTGGGCTAAATTCATTCGTATTTCAGTTTCGCTCTTGTCGGCGGATTGTGTGTTGATAGCCTGACTAAGAATATTCCTCTTTTCTTCCGATGTTCCTGCTCCTTCTAGTTTTTGAACGATTTCTGCACCGCCACCTTTTCCAGAGGCATCAGGATTTATTCCCGCTAAAGCTATTAGAGATTTGGAATACTTACTCTGAAGGGATTGGTATTCATCAAGGGTGACGGCTGTATCATTTGCTGCGGCTTTTAATTTATCAAAAGAATCAAGAACGTCATTACCCGCGCTTGATAGATTTTCAGCCCTCGTACTTGCCAAATCATAGGCTCTTTCAAAAGTCCCGAATTTAGAAGCAGTAATAGATAATGCATTTGACAAAGAATTTGCCGCTACTCCAGCGGCGGTGATTACTCCCAATTTATTTGGGAAAGTTAATAATAATTGACTAGCAGTTACTATTCCATTAGAAAACTCTTCTAAACCTTTTGAAGCATCAACGGCACCAAAGTTTTTTGAAAAACTAGCCGCCTGTTCTATTGCCATGGGCGCGGCAATCATACCATATATAGAACCGCTACTTATTTTTCCAGATATTCCAGAAACTCTTTGCCTATAGTTTTGGTATTCAGCATTTTGAGCAGCTTGAACGGTCGGGTCTTTTGAAAACGAACTGTTTTTAGATTTTATAGCATCAGCTAATTTATCTACGTCATTATATTCTTGACCATTATATTTAGTAGAACCTTCAACTTGAATATTCTTTTGAAGAATGGCAAATTGTTCGTTAGTTTTTCTAATTAACTCGATTTGTTTTTCGTATCCGAAAGAAAGGGAGTTTAATATTCCTCCCATCTTATTTCCTAAAACACCCTGTAAAGAACCTAAAATTAAAGAATCGGTAATACCGAAATTCGGAACAAATCCACCTCCCATGTTTTTAACATCTGTTTGTCCAATTGTAGCGTGTTGATTTATTGCATCCTGTGGGCTATTCTGATAAGATTTATCATATACCATGGCTCCTAATGGATTGTTGGTGGAAACGGCTTCTGGAGAAAATCCGATAGTAGCAGAAGAAGAATTTTCTCTTATTAATGCTTTTCTAACGGCTTCTCGTTCGTAAAACCACTCTAAAATTTCTTTTCCTGCCAGTCTCTTATCCCCCACAACAATTTGTGCATTTGGATTTTTTGACATTGCAAGATAACTTGATAGTTCTATATCAGAACCCAATTTAGTAGTATATCTATATGCTCCATAATTTTGATTTTTTCTTTCTGCTGAAGCTTGCAATCCCCTTTTGTTGGCATAAACTCCCCTCTTAACAATATTTTGATTTTGGGTGTCCCAAATATGATATGGTTCGCTTGGGTCTGGCATTGCTGCATTTGGAACAGAAAAACCACCAGCAGGAGTTACCGATATATTTGCACCAATTTCTTTTCCAACAGCACTTACTGTATTAGCTGAGAAAGCTTGATTAACATTTCCTTCATATACCCTTTGCATTACTCCACTAGAAAGTTCTGTTAGAGCTTGTCTTTTTAATTGTACTCCTTTAGCTCCACCAATAGAATTAGCCTCATTAAGAAGGGCGATATATTTTTCCATCAATCCATTATTCTGAGAAAGAACTTGTCCAATTCCCTGTTGAATCATTTTCTGTTTTTCGGCTGGTTCGTTATAACCTAATTCAGTTTTTCCAGAAGCGATAGCGAACGCCCCGAATCCTTTTGTAATTTTAGCAATCAAAGCCGCTGCTATTTGAATACCGGGACCAGAAATAATATCTCCAAGACCTTTCGCAAAACCTTGACCAATACTTTTACTAATCTTATCCCCCGTGTCGGATTTTTCAGTAATTGAATCTAGACTGTCTGCGATTTTTTGTATTTGACTATTAAAAGAGTCTAACTGACTTTTTGCTCCACTACCCATACTTACATTTCCTAAAGACGAAACTAGTTTTGTGAATGTTAAAACTGTGGTATTAAGTTTGGAAGCGATAGTATCATTAAGAGATACCATACGTTGTTCGATAAGACCAGTTGATTGACCGGCAGCAATTACAGCCTTGTCGTAAATAGAAAATCCATGTCCCAAATCATTTAAAGAAGCCTTTAAAATGTTAACTTGATAAACACCACCAACAGCTTCTGTGACGAATGACTTTTGAGCATAATTAAGGTTATTGTATTGAGACGCGAGATTCTTTAAAATACTAATTAAAGGAAGAACTTGTCCTGCCGCATTTTTTGTTTGCACTCCAACGGCTTCCAAATCGTTTATAACTTCTGGTCTTCCTAACCTTGTAAAAATAGACTTGAAAGCGTTACCAATAACGGCACCACCACGAGCCGTAGCGGTCTGGACAGCGGTAACTAATCCCAATAATTGATTAAACTGAACTCCAGCTTCTGTTGCAGTAGAACCGACACGACCAATGGCTTTTGCCAAGTCTTGTGCGCTAACAGCAAATTTAGTATCAACGGCGGTTAATCTGCTAACAATATCATTAGCAGAAAGTCCTTCTTTACTAAAGGCGTTAATAGCCGCCGTAATTGCATTAACGGAATCAGCAGCGTCTAATCCTGAAATTCTCATTAACTGCATGGCTGCGGTCATACGATTAGCTGTCTCGGTAGCACTAACACCGTGACGAGCAAATTCCAACGCCACCTTACTAGCTGTTTGGAATGTCTGTCCAGTTTGTGCGGCGGCTTTAAACATATTAGCCGAAAACTGGTTAAGCCCGCTAGAACCAAGTTTTAAGATTGTATTTATATTTGCTAGACTCTGTTCAACCTCAATGGTAGAAGATACCATTTTTTTGAAGGCGTTATATACCAAATAAATACTTCCTGCTGATGCTCCGAAGGCTAACACACGAGCATTAGCGGCTGACATGGACTTTTGGAAATCTGAAGATTGGCCAGTTATCTTGCCCAATGGTTGCGAAGCCGCGTTCATCCCAGCACTAATATTCTGGGATAAACTTGCTCCTATCTTTTTTGCACTTGCATTAGCTGTAGCTTCATCAAAATGAGGCACAACCAACACGCCCAATTGCATTAAATCTGCCATAAACTCTTATTCCTGTGTGTTGTTACCACTAATTACACAGTTTCTTGTTGATTTCTCTTACCAATATTTAAAGAATAATGAAGGTCATACCAAGCAGCTACGTCTTTGATTTTTGCATCAAGGTTCAAATCTGGAGGACTTCCCTTGGTATTTTCACGGACGTTTAGATTACGTGTGCCCAAAGAAAACAGATAACTCTGATGATGGGACATTGAAGATATGGACTTATTTAAGAACTTACTTATATCGTTTTTTACATAAGTTAATTTATTGAGAAACATTGGTAAAGATGCTATACCTTTAAGATTGTCTTCTGAAAACTTTTTGTATTGTTCGGATAAAGAAGCGCCTAATTCATTGATATTAGTAGGCTCCCATAGTTGAAAATCTTCATATGTTTTTTCAACATGTTCGGTTAATTCTGAATCCTTGTAAAAGGACAGGTAAATTACATAATCATTTACGTCATCATCAATTAAGTCTTCGATATTCCTTCCCAGAACCTGCTTTCTCTCAAATAAGATTTCTGAAAGTTGTTTTTTTCTTTCGTTGATGATTTTTTCAATAATAGGACGCTGTTGGTAAATAAGATTGGGAAGATTTCTCTCGTTATCTGAAATTTCGTATTTTAATTGAAGGATTTGTTCTTCTTTATCTTTAGACCACTCCTCATTATCAATGGCTGTTTTTAGTAAGTAGGATTCGTGAGGAACACCTTCTTTTTCGTAATAATAGAATAGTTCAGTTCTTTTTTTTAAAATTGAATGGCTGTCTTTATCCGAAAAGTGTTTGATGTATAAAGAAGACTTAGGGTCATAACTAAAACCATCAAGAATTTCAAAATAAATTAATTTTAAAACGTCAATTTCTGAGATATTGATGACCTGAGACACATTTAAGCAGCCTTGGCTTCAACCACTTCGGTCGTTACTGGCGGAATTTCTTTTTCTTCCTTAATTGCATACTCGGTTACGCTAAGATTATAGTTTTCTTCAGCAGATTTAAAGTCGTCAAGTTTGACTTCTGTTCCTACGGTTTGCCAAAAAGATACAAAATATGAGAGTTTCTTTATAACTTCATTCATAAATGGGTCACTTTTTTCCTCAATTTCATCAAGAGTTTTCATTCTAGCATCGAAGTCACCCTCACCGAAAACCGGCTTATATCCCTTATCATCCAAATCGACTAAACTAATATTCAATATCCAAAATTCTATCGTTTCAGCCCTACTCTTAGCTTCGGCGGTATTAGAGAAAATTTCCGAATAGTTGTTTTGAATATCGCGGATGGTTTTGTTAATTTCATTTAACTCAAAAATAATAGCCGCTCGACGTTCAGTTTGAAAGTCGGTAAGTGGAGATTTCATGGCAAAGTACTCTTCCTGAAGTTTTACGTAAGTATCTCGTAATGATTGCATTAACCGCTTCTCATCTTCACTCAATGGACCACCATCATTAAGATAACGCTTCGACACTAGAGAATGAGGTAGGAGTCCTTCTTTGAGAAAATAACTTAGTCTTTTGGCGTAAAATATTTCAGCCTCTTTATACTTTTTGCGGTCGGGTTTAAGAACGGCAATTTTAAAAGGTTTATTTTTTTTGACAGTCTTGATAACTTCGATAGTCTCGCCATTTTCAATGCGGGTTTCTGGGACTTTTTCCTCGATTTCCTTTAGTACTGTCGATTCGTAGATGTATTTTTGAACTTTTTCCATAGTAGTAGTATTATAGTATAATTGGGGTTGATGTGATAGTCTTTCGATAGATAATTCTTTTAGACGCTTCCTCTACGCGTTGCGCGTTGATAACGAAATCAAAATAACTTAAAAATTGAAGTATTTCTCTGAGGGTGTCGTTGGAAGAATCTAGAACTTTCTTGCGAATAGCAGCGTGTTTTTCATCGTCTAATTTTAAGTCCTCTACTAAACCAAGGTAGTATTTAAATAAAGCCTTAATTTCCTTTTCCATCTGTAATTTAATAATACAATCTTCAACCATAATTATTCCTTTATCCTATATTATTATACACATTAAAACAAAAAAACCCCGCCGAAGCGGGGTTGTAAATTTCACTATTACGATTAAGCACCGTATGCAGGACCGAATCCAGTAATATTGATACCAGTCTGAACATATCCACTGATAACTATATCAGTAAGGGTGGCAGAAACGTCTTCGGCGGAATAACTAAAGGACGCACTAACCTGACCAGCGGCGTTGCTGAACGAACGAGAATTAACCTTACCGTGAGGAAGGATGATGTTAATAGTTCCAATAGAAACACCTTGAGCCAAAACAGCATCAAGAATTGTTGGGTCAACGCCGTAACCTTCTACGGTCATACTTGTCTTGTAAGGAGCTTTAGTAGCGATAATGCTAATCAAATTACCCTGAGTAGCATTAGGGTTGTCACCCAAAGCGGAAAGATTTTCTGTTGGTAAATCATAGGAAAATTTAACAGATGTCGCAGCGACACCACTCAATAAGCCAGAACTTCCAACAGACATTGTAGTAATAGGCGAAATAGCAAGAGGAGCAGCGCCAGCTACCAATCCAGTAGCTCCACTAGGCTGCACGATATAAGGATTACCAACACCAGCGAATCCAAGGTCAAACATACCAAGAGCACCCATTGAAATATCAAGACCCAAATTTGTAAGAACACCAGTCATTGAAAAACCATCAGGAGCCACGGTAATAACAATACCACCCGCACCAGTGCCGGTTTGAGTAGCAGAAATTAAAGCGTTAATAACAGCAGCAGAAAGGGTTGTGATACCGGAACCTGAACCCAAATAACCCTTTAAACTAGATTTACAAGTGGTTAATGCGGTTTGAGCTAAGTTTAATGAATTAAACGAACCGAATGAAGTAATAGCTTCAACCGGACGATTAACTTCGATGTTTGCGTGGTTGATTGGGAGAACAACTGTTGTCCCACCATAAGTAAGACTACCACTTTGAGCGAAATATGCGATTCTATTTATTGCCATAATGAAATTTTCCTATTTTAGTATCTAGGTTTATTTACAGTAAAATTGTCGTCTTGGGAAATCATTATTTGATTTTTTATTGGTGTGTGGCCCATAGGGAGATAGAAAAATCTACGGTACTAAATTGGCGAGTTGAATCGGTATATGACTCGCTATTTGGCATGTCAGTAATTGTTACCTTACGAACAAATGGGGAATACGCACCATAATAAGACGAACCAAAGTAATTATAATTAATTCCTGTATAATTTCCAAGGTAATCAAAACTTGTGCTCGCAATAAGGGGGAATTGTTTTAGTTTGAGGTTTTTTAATATATTACTTATACCCACTCGTTGGTAGGCGTTTTGACATACTATGACGCCGCGAATCCTCATAAAATTATCATCTAGCCCAGCAAACGCAAGGTCTTTTGCTTCTTGTGTTTTTGGAATTAGAAATATAGCTGGCATGACTTTTTCACCTAATGGTACACCCGTCGCTTGTTGTGAATATTTTGGATTTGATGAAAATTTTGTATCCATAACTACCTTGTAATCAAGTGAATCTGATAAATACACGTTAAAATCTTTTATAGAAAAATTTCCACTAATAATGGTTCCACTTGGTAAAGGATTACTAAAACTTACATTTCCATCGTAATGGTTGATTTTAGAAAGCCCGCTGGTTCCAATACCCACAAATGTATTATTAAGATAAACACCGGACATAATATTAGCCCCCGAAATCGAAGTATCATTTACAAGTTGTAAATAACTACAAGAATAAGTATAATCTCCTATAAATTCATCATTATCAGGGAAAAAAAGTCCACTCTGGTTTGAGAAAGAGCTTCCTTGGGTAAGTATCTGATTATCAAGAAATAACATAAAACTTGATACGAGAAGGTTATCTAACATTGGTATCATAATCAATTATACTTACACTTATGCAAGGAATTTACTGGATGAATTATTAATTCTATTTCTGAAATTTTTTAGAATTTCCGTAATATAAGGTGTCGGAGAAAAATTTTCCTCAGAATACTGGTCTTTAATTTGAAATCCCGACTGAGACCTACTTCCCGACCAAGCCCTAACTATAAAATGGCTTAGAGCCGCTCCACCACCAAAATCACCATTTTCGACTGCAAAAGCCCACCCTACTCCATTATCACCCCAATTTAATTCAGTGGCTTCCGAAATTTCAGATTTAGTAGGATAATTGGTTATTTTGTAATCAATTATATTTCTTTTGGTTGAACTTTTTTCGTAATCAATTTCTCCTAATAATTTTTCCAATTCTTCTGTTGGGTCTTGTCCCTGCCAAAATCCCAAAAATCCAAATAAATTACCTTCTCCATTTGTTGTTCCGCTGATATTGGCAGTATCTGGGTCTGACGCCCCGGCTTTAAGTTCTTGTGTCACGGGATGCTCTAAGAAGTTTTTCATTAGGCTTTGTGACGCTCTACCAAATAAGTTTGCTACGATTAAGTTAGCCTTAACTTGGACTTGTGGCGCAAAAGCGACCCTTTCTTCTAAGGCTTTTTGAATGGCATTGCGGTCTATGCGGAAGTAGAGAAGGCTCATTTTAGATTTTGGGCTTGAGTTGGTACATTGTATAAGTACTTCCAAGAAAAATTCTAGCCTCGGAAATCCCCTCAAAAACAAAGTCTCTTCCATCAAAACTAAATTTATCAGTTATACCGCTTTCTATAAAAGCCTGAGCATCAGGTCTAACCTTTATCCTCACTGCTCCTTCTGGTATAAAAACATTCGTTTCTTTTAATAGGTCGGCTTCACCTATTTTGGTTCTTTCATAATAACGAATAACTGCTGGATATATACCGCTGACAGGCGTATATTGATATTGTTGTTCTTCTGGTGCGTTTCCAAATCCGAACAGTCCAGATGGCTGTTGTGATGCGGGAATGGGTACTTTAATAGGTGTCTTCCATACCACGACATTTCTTGTAAAAGTTTGAAAGACATTATCGAATAAACCTGTAAGAATACCCTGTTCAGTTGATGTTACGAGACTTGACATACGTTTTCCTTAAATCGGACCCGGCCTTATATACCCATTCCATTCTACTCCTTCAAAATGTCCCGGAATACAATCATCTGATGCAACCTGTTGAGGCTGACCATGATATGAGCGATAAAAATGAATTTGCATTTGTAATTCTTGAAGTGTGTCTTTTTTAAGAGCGGTAAGTGTTTTTAACAATTCCGATTTATTAACTTTTTCAATACTGAATTCTTGGTCAGTAGCCTTTAAGACCGAGTCAGTTATGACAGAATTCAACATATTCCTGATGTCTAAATTCGCCTGATATACAAGGTACATCAACTTAAAAATCGACGCCGCATTACGTCCTATATACTTAGGATTTCCATTGTTATCAAGGCAGTTTCCGTGTCTGATTTCTAGAGTGGTTGGTTCGACCCAGAAATCTTCGTAGAGTAACAGGTTTAATTTTGAAACATTAGCCCTCAGAAAAAACGCAATCGCCGCAATAGAAGTCGTCGTAGGCATTCCCTGCTCAATCCAAATTTCATTTGCTAAATCTACAATCTTCATATATTTATACTAAATTAATTATTTATTCGCTTATTCCACTACTACCGGATTGCCAACTATTAGCATATTCCCAAGCGTTACCATATTGCCCACTGGCACCCGACCAAATAGAGTATCCTAATCCCGGAGAAATAAAAACATAACCTTCACTAACGACATAAGAAAAACCGCTATTATTTACTGAAACGTTATATATTGCTTGAGTAACGGGTAGTTTTGCTGAACCAGAAGAGGTTAGGTTAACATACATCAGACCACTAACAAAAGATGGGTCAATTGTAACATTTAATGGCATCAAAGATACATCAGAACCATAACCATAAAATATTTGACCTGTGGTATTATATCCCGATAAATTTATCACATTTCCACTTTGGTCTGTGGCGATAACGGTTAGATTTAATGTCGTCCCCTGCTCTATTGAAATATCAAATGGATTTGCCATATTATGTGTTAGACGTTAAAAGACCATTGGTAAAAGTCATTGTTCCAGTTGCTCCACCCGTTTTAATATATGATATAGTAGTCGATTTACCAGAAACTCCCCCAATAGAATAACTGTTAGCATTTAATGAGGTAACGTTCCAACTACCCGAAATTATACCATTAAACCAATCAATTAAAACCAAAGAACCAGCTTTTAATTGTCTATTTTGCCAATCAATTGATTGATTACCAGATGAATCATAAGTTAAACGACTTTTCCAATCCAATGTCGTTTGTGTGCCAGTCTGTAGTCCAAAAGAAGATGATGTAGTAATACCGCTGTATGCATTAATTGAAGAATCAATATTTAGTGGAAAATTAAAATATTGAGTTGCATTAAAGACTTTGGAACCACCAATGGATTCAAATCCATTTAAGTGAACAACAGTCGAGTCTTGAGCAACAATATTTCCATTTATATAAATTCCGCTAGTAAAATTTCCATCGCCGCTCACATCCAATGTATATTGAGGACTGTCATTAAAAAAACCAATATTATCATTATTACTTCCATCAATAGTTAATATATTAGTTAATGTTTGATAATCATAAAGTTGAAATTGGTTAGAAGAACCCCTAGCAACGAATGTATAGCCATTATTTCCGTTTGCAGATATGGTATAATTAGTGTCTCCTCCAGCGACGTTGTTGTTATACATAGCCCAACAACTATTACCAGCTTGATACATATTCATACTGCCTCCAGTATATGAAGACGCTAAAAATAAAAATCCGCTATTTATATTGAAACGATTAAAATAACCATTTGCATGATTATCAGCAATTTGTGTCGAATTAATATAATATCCCGTTGTACTATTAACCGAACCACTTACAGTTAAATTACCAGAAAGTGTTTGATTTCCTGTATTTAAAAGAAAACCGCTTGTTTCTATTATGGGTATTTGACTTAAAACGTAGGAGGTAGCTTGGTTAATTGCACTATCTAAAGTATTTTGACTAACAAAAACACCTGATTCTTGATAATCATTTGGGTTAGTATTAAGCGGGTAAAAAGACCCAGTTAGAACACCCGTATTACCAGATAAATAACTCTGAACCAAAGAAATAATAAAACCAGAAAGTTCAGATTGGTTTAGTTGTTTTAGCCTAATTGTCGAATCGAATGCCATAATAAATGTAATTACACATATACGGCATCAAAAACAGAATTATCTAAAACTTAAATATTTTTACCTTCATTTAAGATTCTTTGAACTGCTTCAGAGACTTTTGTATTAGAAGTTTGGGGTCTAGTAGGTGGTTTTTGCAACAAAGAAACATAATTGCGGAAAACTTTCATTAGTTCGTTACGAATACGTTCCGAACTTTCGACAATAATACTACCGTGTTGACGTGCGAAATTTTCCAAGTCAGAACGAGTCATATCTTTAAGTTTAGCTTCGAATTCAGCAATATCAGTAGTGCCGAATGGTGTGTTATCGCTGCTACCCCAAATTTGGTCTAGGGTCGTGACTTCAAAGTTATTAACTTTGCCGTGGGTTTGTTTTAATGTTTCGAGTTTTTTTGTTTTTGGCATATAACTTATTATAGGGGAACTTGGGTATTTGTATATGATTTTTCAAATTTTATTAAGCCGCAGTCGTAGATGCGTTGCCATCCATGGCTGCTCATATTCTCCCATTCAGTTTTACTAGCGTCGTAATTTAACAACTTATTAATTAAATACTTATGCCTAAATCCAAACTTATGATGGAGTTTCTTTTCCGGGGGGTGGAAATAAAAATAACTTGGTTCATTTTCTTTGGTTAATTGAAAGCCTAATTGGTAATAAAGATTCCCGACAGACCATCTTTTATCAGCAAAGGAGAAAACGTGATGTGGATGGTAATTTTTCTCAAAAAAAGATAATAATTTAGATGCCCCGCCGCAGACATTAAAATGATTTATCCCCGAAAAGCGGGATAGTTCATAGTCGTTATCTCTAACCGAGAATGTCATTACGTTAACCAGCCGGTTTTTATAGAAAAGTCCCAAGAATATTCCCGAACCATAATCCTGTCCTTGGATATGGTATTTATCTAGAAATTTGTTTTTGGTATTAAAATCAATTAGTCGGACTTCACATTTACGCGCAAAAATACGTCTTTTGACTAGCCCCAAGTAGTGTTTGAGGCGACTGAAGACGATTTTAGGTTTGTCTAAGAGTTCATTCTCGAAGATTTGTATAACTCGTTTATCAACAGATTGTTTTAAAAAATTTAATTGGCCATTTGGTTCTTTAGAATTATATAGTTCTACGACCTTAATAATTATATTTTTACTCGGTATATTAAATATTTTATCTTCTTGTGTAAATTCCACTTCACATTGATTAAGTAATTGATTTATTGAAAGTATTTTATTTTTTAATGGCTCATTAAATAATGAGGGATATTTATTTTTTAATATTTCAATAATTTCTAATACTTCTGGTTTTTCCCATTTGCGAGCCAATTTTAGTACTTCCATGGAATTAATTTTATGAATGATTCTAGCGGCGTTGATGCCATTTATATTAAAGGTATATAGGTTCTTGTTTTTATGTTCTGGATGAATACTAGCTTTAATTTTGTCATTAAGAAAAGCTTCTACCGTTGACTTTATCCAAATGAGGAGTTTCTCCGTTCCTAAAATAGATATTCTAATACAATTTTCGGCTTGAGGACCGTTTACAAAAATAGAACCATCTCCAGTAATAATCCCCGAAATATAAGCAAGATAATTGTCTAGGTTGTTTGATTCTTTTGGCGGTTCGAGATTATGACTCTTTTTGCCGGAATGGATATTCCAATTTTTATATAAGTCTTCTAACCATTTATCGGCTGAAGAAATTTCCAATCTAGATTTTTTATCTAAATAATGGTAGGTTTTTCCGCTTCTTTTGTCAAGAAATATTGCTTGTTTTTCAGTAGAGGAAATCATATAATTGGATTTGGCTAAACGATTAAATTCTTGCAGCAAAAATATGTCTTTCGTGTTAATGCCGAGGCATACTCTTCCAGCCCTGTTTCCTTTCTTGGGTGATAAATGCCCATCGCTTGCTATAATTCCACTAATACTACTATTAACCGTATTTGGTACTTCAAAGAATAATTCGTCTTTTTGGTATTTCTTACAAACGCCCAAAAATGTTTGCCTTGCTTTTACGGCGTTATAATTTCTACCGGGGAGCAGTTTTACTATCTCCAGCAACGGAATAGTCTCATACTTATCAATAATAATCTTATCTTCTTCTGGTTTCCAAATGTTTCTCATACCTATCATTATTATAGGTCAAGTTTCTTGTTTCGTCAAGTAAAAATAATAAAAAAACGGTGGGCTATAAAACCCACCGTTACATTGAAAACATTGACGATTATATCACGATGCCAACGACCGAGCGGGCGTCGAGACACACGCGACCCTCTTCGAGAAATCCATAGAATCCAACTTTCTGGACTCTGGAACCGTACATGTCGAATTGACCATCGGGAAGAACTGAGAACGTTCCACCGGATTCAGCTTGAACTGCGACCGGGCGAACAAACGCACCGCGAGTATTATCAATACCAACAGCGATTTGCTGAGTGGTCGATGAAGTCCAAGAAGCGGAACCAGTTGCGCTGTAGGTCGATGAACCTTGAACCTGAGTAGCAGCATTGCTAGAAGCAGCGAATTGGTTGAACAAAACGTTGTATTTCTGACTGTTACCGAATTCGACGAGTTCTACGAGGTTAACGCCGTAAATACTCTGCATACCAGCGTTTCTAAAAATCTCGTCGCGGAGGTTTTCGGAAAGGAATTGACCACGGATACCACCAATAGCGGTTGAATCGCTGGAAGTGGTGTTAATTGGGTTGTAAGCAAACGCACGAACCATCGCTTTGATTTCAGGAGCAACATACAGGTCAGTAATACCGTGTGAGTAAGGCTGAACTGGAGTGTTTGCGCTGTACGATTCGTTGATTCTCTTGATACGGAGAATAAGATTGTTTAAGTCAGCCAAAAGGAACTGACCGGCGTTAGTAGCCGCAATCGTGTGACCATAGGTACTGGTAGAAGACTGACCGGGACCAAGAATTGGGGTGTAGGCTTCAGCGAGAGACTTCAAAACGACAGCCCAAGCATTACGCTCCTGCTTAACCAAAACTTCGTTGACCATACGTTCAATGGCCTTGGAAACAACGTCCAAACGGCTCTTGCGGGCGTATTTCTTGTTGAAAGATACAGCAGAGTCAAGGCGGTAAGTACCAATCTTGATTTCAGCCATACCAGAAACTTGTGAAGTAGGAAGACCACCAGCTTGTGACTGACTCCAAATAGATACGTATCCAGTACCTTCATTGTAGAACAAATCGAGTGGAATAGATGGGTCTGAATCTTCGTCATATTCCATATCACGATAGATTGTTGACGCCGTACCCGCAGTCATCAAGACTTTCTTAAGGACGGGGGCCAAGAAAGCAGCAATAGCTTCTGTGGCTTCACGGGCAACCGACTGCTTGGAAGAACCCATGGCCTTGATAAGCTCAATTTGTTCTGGAGTGTTTTTAAGTTGGATTTGCATAAATGTTTTTCCTTTTTTTTATTTAATTATTAATCTTAGTAAAGTCCCAATCTGATAAGAGCAGAACCATCTGCACCTGTTCCACCGAGAGCGATACCAATTTGTGGAAGAACTCCAGTATTTTGTAGCGCAACAATCGTTCCGCTCGTGCTACCATAAAGAGCCTGACCTCCTTGAACGTTACCAGTAAGACCAGAATAAAGGAAGGTACCACGGGTAACGATAGGAACCGTTTGACCGGAAATACAAGCTTCCAACTCAGCAGCCTTGCGAGGGTTATACTTAAGAGGAATGTTGTTTTCGTCCAATTCGCGGATATCAAACAGGGTAATACCGATTGGGTATTCGCCGACGAAACCAGAAGTATAACTGCCAGTACCATAATATGTAACATAAGCAGAAGTCCCGTAACGCAAAGCTTGAACGTTGTTCACGCTAAAATCACCATATTGGCCAAGAATATTCAATGGCTCTAGGTCATTTCTCCAACCCCCGCTGGCTGGAATAGCAACAAGAGTTCCCTTGTTAACAATTTGGCCTGAACTTGTCTGGCCCGAAAACGTGTAAAGATTCAATACATCTTTCTCGTTATAATCTCTCAATGGTCTTAGTAATGGCATATTTTTTTTCTCCTGTTGTTTCTGTTAATTTATTTCGTTGGTGTGATAATAAAACCTTCTTCCGCAAATGCGGTCTTAAATTTTTCTTTTAGTCCCTGTGCTACGGCACTTGAACTATTTGGCAAACCGCCCTTCGTGACATTAGCATTATCCAAAGCACCTTCTACGGCTGATGCAATCGCTTCCGTTGAGGCATTGGCACCCTTTTTACCGTCTTTGTCATTAGCAGCCTTGTCAGCAGCATCTTTATCAGCCTTAACCTTAGCTTCGGCGTCTTCCATATCTTTCTTTTTCTTGGATGCTTCTGCTTCATCCATATCAGCTTTAGCTTTCTTAGCAGCAGCAATAGCGGACTTAGAATATGGCTTCAAAAGAGTCTCAGCCTTGGTTTTCCATGAAGCATAAGCTTCGGCAGTTGAAATATTCTTCAAATCATCAGCAACAATCGTAGCTACTTCATCAGGCAATTCATAAGAAGCGACCGTTTCGCTCATACGAGTATTAAAGGCATCAACTTTATCACGGTCGGCCTTTTCCTTAGCCATCGCATCCAAAGATGCCTTCATTTCGTCAAGTTTCTTATTAAGTTCTTGAGCAGTAGCCTGAACTTGTTGTGCCGCTTGAGCTTGTTGCGCCTTTTCTTCAGTAAAGGTCTTACTAGCCTTTGAAAGTTCTGACTGAATGAACTCAGCGACAGCCGAAGCCGAACACTGTTTTAAATTTTCATCCGTAATGTCTGTGATTGAATTAATTTTCATAATAGCTGTTCTTTCTCTTTTTACATTGATTTGTTGTGTTTGTGAAATACTTTCTGCAATTGTTGTGATATTTTTTTTATTTAGGTCTTCAGAGGCAACAGATTCCGCCTTTGCTTCAGGTTCTTTTTGGTCAACATTAGTTGCAATACCCTTAACTTCTGCGGCTGGTTTTTCAGTTAAACCAATACCCATGGCTATTACATTTTCATTAGGCATACGATAATAGTTTTTATTATCTTTACAACCAGAACCACCAGAAGACTTTAGGTATTTGTCAATTTTCTTTAAAAATTCTGGGTCTTTAATGATTTTTCCTTCTGATAAGTTTTTGTCTCCCGGTTCTAATTCTACAACATCATAACCAGAGAATCCAAGTTCCCAACTAGCCGATACTTTGCGATAATTATCTGAGTCTTGGTCACTTGAATCTTCTACAAGGTCACACAAATCGCCATTTACCGCTCTCCATAAAACACCACCCAAAGTTATATTAAAAGGAATATCTTTACCTCTTACGTCGTCTTCTGTAAGAATTTTGTTAGTATGAAACTCACTTAAAGAAGCAGTTAAAATAACACCAATGACCTTCTGTCTATTATGTTCTGTGTCGATAAATTTGTTGATAAATGTCTTGTAGGTGGCAAGAGCAATCTCAGTATTAATGATATCGCCGTTCTTGTTTCCACGGTTAACAACACAAGCATCGAAAGCGACAGGAAGAAGGTCTATGTTACGAAGTGTATCAATATTAGGAACAAATTTAGAAAGTTCATCCATTGAAGCAATAGCGAGTAGTTTGTCCTTTTCTTCGGAAACTACGGGACGAATTACTGACGCAAATATATTATGAAATGGTAACTCTTTTGGTGACATAATCCTTTGTAATTACACAAATTTTTGATATTTGGTATTAACAACCTATCACTCCCGAAGGACACGCTGCCGTCCAAGTAAGTATACTATTAAATATTGGAAATAAACTACCACCCTGTCCAGTTAGATAATTATATTCTAAAGAACTTGAATTAATAATTTTAGTAGTTGGAGAGTTGTTGCTGCCACCAGTTTGTATGGTTGGGATGAAATATCCTGAACCACTTAATCCAGATAACAGACAATCAAAAAATGGTACTACATTTATATAATCAGCATTAGGACCAACGCTATAAGTAGTTGAAATTGTCACTGGGTCAATATATCCAAGAATATAACTTCGAACGTATTGTATGGCTCCAATCCCTAAATTAATATAAAACTGTGGAAATTGATAAGACGTTGTAATAGAACCCCCACGATAACCACTCGAAAAATAAGAACGGGATTGTACACCACTATAAACTTTCGGTGTTGGAGTTGAAGATGTAGAAACGTCTCCTGTGTTTGGATATTCGACGGAACTTGTGGAACTTCTTATATTATATGGATTTTGATACCAATAATTAGAGTTTTGATAATACGCTCCAGAAGTACTATTTCCGCTAACTAGGATATTAAAAGGTAAAATACCAGAATTCTGAGGTAGTGTTTTCCCAGCAGTATTCCAAGGTTTATATAGTCCAGTTGGACATTCTCCTCCGGTTGTACTTACTAAAAATTGAGTATTATCATCAGAAACATAAGCAGAAAAAGAACCACCAATATCATAAATACAAGAAGGTTCTAATGGAATGCCTAACGATGGGATAAAAGATTCCCCATATAAATTAGAAGTAGTAAAAGAACCATAAACGTAATCATATTGCTGTAATCTCCAATTATTATTTGGAGCAGAAATGGTTTGATTGTTTTGGGCCATTGTGCTATCTATAATTAATTTTATTCCCGGATTAGTGATATTAGAAACAAATCCCAAAGTACTCCAATTTGCATCTGGAGGATGAGGAATTCCAGTATAAATTCCAGTTTGTATCCCGGTGTTAAAAGTTATATTTAATTGATAAGTTACCGTCATCACATCTCCAGAATTTACAGAAAAGTTTCCGGTGATTCTTGCGAAAGCCGCAGACGCATCACACAGTTTTAGTCTTGTCCTTGTACCAGCACTACTTCCATATTGATTATTTATTTGTTCTGGGAGACCTTGTAAAAGTGAATAATAGCTAGCTATCTGAGAACAATCCTTGCCAGTTACGTGGGAACCATCTTCAGCCAAGGAATACGCTATTTCTGAGCAACTACATAATCCAGTTAGCGTAGTATAAGAAAGGTCTGTATAACCAGAAACATAAGGTCTACCGGGACTAACCATTATCTCTTTAAAATTATAAGTTGAATTAAAAATATCACCCGTTATATCTGGCAAACCCCATTGTCTAATTAAACTTATTGTGTTTGACGCCGGATTAGCGTAATTACCACAACCAGCAGCTAAAAATCCTCCTGTAGTATAAAACCCAGAATCTAAATATTGAAATCCAGAAACCCCACTCATTAATCCAGTAGTAGCTGGGTAAACGCCACTTCCAGTAGAATTGACTCCAGTTCCCGTTCCTAAACTTAAATATCTAAAGCAGTCAGCAAACGCAAAATAGTAAGGATATAGTGTTCCCGAATTTGTGATAAAATTATCAATATAGTTCGACGTTCTTAATAATTCCCCGCTTTTATTGTAAACATCGACTTTGAACTGACCGCCTAAATTTAAGTGATTAACAGGCATATTAAGCTGACCAAATAAAATCAAAATAAATCTGCATACCATTCTGGGAACTTAATCCCGGAAATGCTCCGCCCCGAATTGGAGAATAAGTGTTACCCCCGACTCCTGTAAAATTATTATTTCCCGAGGCGTAATTTGGGAGAAGTCTATAGCCGCCAGTAAAATTATTTCCTGTATAATATTCTAAGTGATGAATCTTTCCAGAAGGCGCACACAAATTAGTTGGTACGAAACCCGATGTTGCATTTGCTGCCGCAACAATACTCGCTATTCCTGTCACTGTTGAGGCTGTTATCTGATGAGAAGAATTCACGGTAATAGACACGCTTCCAATCGTATAAGTACCCGCGCCCGCCGAAGAAAGAATAGATGTTCCAACAGAACCCGTTACATTACCTACTAACTGAAAACCACTTTGACTAATATAATTATTTGTATCAGAATAAACGTAACCAGTGTAAAAAGTCGGATACCAATATTGAAGTCCTGTTATAGCCAAACCTATTTTGGAACCCGGATAAGGCCAGCAAAGTAATCCGGTTTCACCCGTTGGGTTCGGTAATGTTCTTATTCCTTGGTCGCCTGAAAAACCACTCCATACTGGATTATCAAGAAGACAACAATCATAAGGTAAACCAGTAAATCCAGAATAAGGAGTTATAATTCCGTAAACTGCTCCATATCCATATGTCCCCGTACTATAACTTCCAGTTAGATTAGACGGGATATTTACCCCGCTGAATATAATTCCCGATTGTGCTAAATTACCGTCTCCCGGAGCGGCTGGGTCTATATAGCCCGTCCAAGGATAGTTAGTATATAATCCAGTAGTATTACCGGCGTTGTAACCACCCATAAATCCAGTTACATTCAATAGTCTTTGAATAGGACTTCCAGATGCACCGCTTACGCCCTGTCCGGTTATACTAAATACGGCTTGATAAACTCCAGTACCACGATTTGTTAAATAAATTTCTGGGATAATACGATAATGTGGCATATTAGCTGCTCTTCCAGAGGTATCAAAAAACAAATATTCCATATAAGGATAATTTGGAATTGTTTGTAAAGAACCTATATTAGTTAATCCGTTTATATTAGCTAAAACCAACGAACCATAACGAGCATTCCATCCTAATGCTTGGATTGGAGATATTCTGGATGATTTTGTGGCCTTTTGAATTCTTCCCCCCGTAATTGTAGGAGGAATTCTGCGAAGTGCAGTAGAAAATACGGCTGGTTGTCCATAATTAGGAATAGTACTACTAAATAAACTACCACCGGGAGATGCGTAATCTATAGTCTGTCCAGTTGCATTAACGAAACTTTGACTATTATATTGAAATGTACTACTTATAACTAAACCCGTATATCCAGAAATATTTGGTAAATTAGATAAATGTAAATTTTCGTTTGTGGCGGTTAAAACAGGAGGGTTTACATAACTTAACTGAACTGACGAATTAGGTACTGAATCTCCCGAATAATAAAAAGTATTTTCATCTGCTGGTGCTCCCGGATTAGAGACGTTGGTAATTGCCGCACTTGGATTTGTGGCTCCGGTATAGGATGTATATTCTGAATAATTAGCGCATAGACCATAAGAATTATAACCATCGTATTCCGCCGAATTACCAAAATGTCCTATACTATCATATTTAGATACCGCATATTGAGAAATGTCAGGTGATAAATAGAAGTATAAATTATAAGCATTTACCAAATTTGGTTCAAGCATTGCTCCATGGTCAGTGACAACACAGCCGCCATAATTATCAACACACTGAATACCGGGAAATAATTGCCTATAAATTCCACTCAGGTTAGCCCAACCACTTACTAATGTTGTATCGACTCCTCCAACAATGGCGTTTCCTGTATTAAAGTAGCCATTACCACTTACGCCAGTTGGAAAATAAACATAAGGTTGAGCGTAATCATTAAAATTCAAAGAAAGCATGTAATAAATCGTCGCATTATATCCAGAAGCAATAAACACAGATTGATTTACGCAACTAAATGGATAACATCCTGTTGGGTCAGAACCACTCGAAGGGGAAACCATAAATGAGTCGATTTCTAATCCAGTTCCTCCAATTGCACCAGTTCCTGATGGGAGATTCCATGCCCTAAAAAGATTAACTCCACTTGGAGTAAACTGAGTTCCACAAGCCGAACTTCCAATTAATCCAGAAGCATAAAATGGCCATCCCATATAACTTCCTGTCTGATAATTCCCATCCTGTGTCTGGAAGGTATTTATTGGCGTTGCTCCGCTATAAAATCCAGTATAACTTTGAAGACCATTGGTTTGTTCTGTAAATTGACCGCTACCAATAGATAAAAACATAAAACATCTAGCGAATGGATAAGTAAAAGGGTAAAGAACTCCCGTGTTGGTAATGTCGTTATCAAACCAATCGGTTGTTTCCATTAGTGTTTTACCACTAAAGATTTCGACTTTATACCGACCCTTCATACTGCATTTTATATTGCTTTTCATTAAAATTCCTTTTACCTAGTTTATTATATGATATAATACACTTTTATGGACCGACACTATATCCCACCAATGAAAAGGAAAGGTTTCCGCTGTCATTACCGGAAAATGGAATTACATAAAGGCCGGTACCTATAGAATATCCCAAAAAAGAAAAAACTATTTGGCCAGAATCTTGGTTTAATGGCCAAAACCTTCCGCTTACCTCGTTATTAAAAGAAATACTTTCAATATCGTAATGATTAATATTTCCACTAAATTGGGTATTAAAATACATCGGGTCGGCATTGGAAGAAATATCTCCCGAAAATCCAACCAAACAAAAGATAATATCAAAAGATTCTCCAGTTAATTTTCCACTAAATAAATTATATTCTGAAATGCTGTCATAATGAACGCCGGTTTGCAATCCAGAAAATGAAGTATAATTAATTATATTATCTTTTAATTGTGGGTAAATTGTTCCATAGAATTTATCTCCAAAAAAGACACTATCACTATTAGCACCAAAATTTCCAGAAAAAGCTGTGGATACAGTCGTATAATGTAACCCCTCAACAACTGCTCCATATGAATCAGCCCAAATATAAAACCCAAATCTACTATGAGAATTTAATAAGGCGTCAAGAATTATTGTTCCACCATAGGGATAATACCAATTAAAATCCGCTATAGTACCAGAAGCTCCGTTTCCCGCATTTAAAATAGAAGAGTTTAAGGAGGTTGGAATTATTCCGGTATTAGGCTGTTGGAAAAAGGAAAAAAGGCTAAAAGCGCCGAAGGACATAGTTACGCCTCCTTATTTCTTACTCGCAAGAAGAAGTGCGGCCATATAATTTTCGACTTGATGAATAGACCCAATACTTAATACTTCTTTAACGCGTTCTGGATTTTTATCAACGGGGCTTTCGCAATATTCTTTAACTACGCTAGACCAATTATTACTTTCTTCGTTCGCGACAATCACCGTCAAGATTTCGTTGGCTACACTTTCTTGAAGTTCATTTAATTTTTTGACTTTATATTTCTTTTTAAGAAACGAACAAATATCTTTTTCGGCGGCTTGGGCTAAGAGCATGTTTTCAGCAAGTTTTTTAACACTAAATTGTATTGTTTCACTTGCTTTTGACCCCATTGGAGTTATTTTTTTTGAAGTTTGAGGCCCAGTGGAACCCTGTGGCCTACCTGCTGATGGCACATTACCTTTTGGACCACTATCGTCATCTCCACCTTGTTGTGGGGGTGGTATAAGTGGAATATAAAGTTGATTTGCTCGATTTTCTTTATAGACTTCTTGGGCGGGTACCATTTGGTCTACCTCTGGAAGTCTATTGTCATCGATGGCCGTAATCGCCTGTTCTGGTGTCAAAATCCCCATTGAAGCCAATTGAGTATAAATTTTCGCATAAGAAACGTCATCTCGGAATTGGTCATCGTCATAATATGGAGTAGGATAACTCTTGAAATTCAACGACTTAGCAATACGTTTAACTTCTGGAATTAAGAAATTTTCAAGGAATGCCTTTTTAGCCTGTTCCAACCTCTTAACAAACACTTCTACCTTCTTTTGCTGATTAGCAAATTTTTCTCCACCCAAGAATATGTTATTTAAGCCAATGTTAATATCCTTATCAATAATTTCATACTTCTTGGGGTCAAGTAATTCCGCAATGTTAGGAATAATGAACTTGGCCTCGGTCGTATAGTCGGCTACCAAAACTCTTCCAACTGATTGATTAGAAAATATTTTTTTAAGAGCTTCTTGATTTTTTTGATTAATACCACCCTTGTCTGGGTCAGTACCGCAAGTTACTAACAGAACAATTTGTTGCATTGTCCTAGTAATAGCCATATCAATACGGCGCATTTCTATTTTGGCGTTAATATCCTCCAGAACTGGAAAACCCATAGGAACGGCGAATGGTTCATAGTCTTGTTTCTTGTAGAAAACTATTTTAACCTTCTTGGTGTCTAATGGAATATAAACACTACGCACACCAGCCCTGATTTGGTCTTGAGTGAATTTAGGAAGTGAATTATAAACCTCAATGTCTTCTTCGGTCTGAAGATTTCTTAAGCGCGAGACTTCATATTCAGTCAAAACCTTATAGTAAATACCATACGAAAAATTAGCAGTACCCAACATATTTATGTCGGCGGGGTTTAGAATAATATATCGAGCGGGCATTTTCATCGGCTCAACCTCTAATTTAATGTCTCCTTCCTCAAGTAGCGGGTTATTATCTCCACTTTTATTCTTGGGATAACCAGTTGGATATCCCATGTGATTGTCGGGGGCTTCCATCGGAGCTTTCATCGGTTGGTTCTGGTCTAGCACTGGGTCTCCTACACTCGTCTTTTTGGTAGATGCTAGACTTTGAACAATTTTTTTAACGTCTCCGGGTTTGACATCAGCATCAAAACGATAGATAAAAACATTACCACTTCTGTAATATTCGCGATAAAAGCAGTCTTGAAGTTGCCAAATACCAATTTTGTTAAAAAGAGCTTCAAAGAACGCTCTTGATTGTTTGTTTCCGCCTGTCCATAAGATATCATCGATACTAAACTCACCCATTAAATCTATTATGTTTCGGAATAAGCTGAAATTCCAGTAACATTTTTGGCAAAGAATCACGGCATCGCGAATGTCAACAGCACTATTCCCATATATTGCGCTAGAATTCCTGTACGGGGTTAAACCATTTTCAATATTAGTAAATCTATTGGTTCTCTCTACAGAACCCGCAATGTCACGACGTACTGTTGTATTATTTGTCACCCCTTCCCAATCCGACGCGGTAGAAACCATCTCTGGTAGTGCGGATTTACTTTTTACGGGTTTGGCGACTTTTTTCGACTCCAATGAGGAAGGAGGTCCAACCGTCGCCCCAAGTTGATGAAGTTCCTTTAATTTTTTCTTTGCCATATTCTTATAATAGCGATAATTACACTAAATAAATGATATTAATTTTATTGATATGGATTAGCATATGTACCGTAAAATGCCGAATATCCAGTCTCATCAGGGAATCTTATTATCGAATAGACATTGGCTGTTCCAGAATTTGGAAAGGAATACGCGTTAGATGGCCATTTTATTTGTTTTAAAACTCCCGTTACCGTAACAGAACTTAAATTAAAAAGCTGTGATGAAGTTCCATTATTCTGTGGTACGTTTATATTTCGCACCTTTATTATTAATGATTGTCCAGTGGCGAAATTGTCGCCCGAAATAGTTATGGAAACTGGGTTAACTCCAGCCGCTGCACCAGATGACCCACTTGATATCTGTAGTGAGTACATGTCGTAATTCGCGGGGTCCAATAAAACTCCACTACTAGCAGAACCAATACCGTTCCCATATACCAAACTAAAGAAATTTTCAGGTCTCAAAGTCGTTGGCACACCCGCCGCTCCTTGAGGGCCAGTAGCTCCACCCGACGCTAAAATTTGCCATGGTACACTCGGAGGCGCGATACCACTTATATTAGATACGCCGGTATTAATATAACTTGAACCTGACTGTACAACTATTGAATTAGGAATATACACATTCGGTAGTCCAGAATAAGTTCCCGAAAAATGATTGGATATCGAACCCGCTGCTCCAGTTGCCCCCGTTGGCCCTACAGGACCAGTTGCGCCGATGGTACCGGATTGACAAAGCATCTGCCAAGGAACATTAGGGGGGTAAATTCCGCTAATAGTAGTTCCTGTATTGATAAAGGATGACCCCGAAGAGAATACTATATTATCATTGTAGTATGTGGTACCAGAAGCAAAGTTTCCTTGAAAATTATTACTTAATGTGCCAACTGCGCCAGAAGCTCCTGATGGTCCTCCCGCTGGTAATGGAATCCAAGGCTGAGTTATTCCATTCGCTAATTGGAACTGAATATAAATATTATTACCGACGCCAGAATATGTATATCCAACGACATCCGCACCATTTTCTCCTGTTGCTCCAACTGGTCCTATATTACCAGTTGGACCTATATTTCCACTTGGTCCAATTGGTCCTTGAATTCCCGCAGGACCAGCTTGCGAAGAGAAAATAGCATTACCAACCACAACAGCAAACCCAGTAGATGTTGATGAACTCAAAATCATTGAATCTGTCGTCGTATCTTGACCTAATGTATAAAGTACAAACCCATATTGATACTGACTCTGTGCCGCGAAGCTAGTGGTAAAAGAAATCTGTGTCCTATAAGGATTATTGACTAAGTTATAGTAAACCACGCTATTAGTCGTTTCTACAAATAAACTTGGGGTAGTATTAGAGTTATAAAATCCAGTTGCGGTACCGCTCGGAAAAAAGACTGGCCTCCAGTAACCTGTGTTATAAGCGTCTTCGTAATAGTTAATTTTATTTCCGGCTTGGAACGGAAGGGACTGTCCAGAGAAAAACCCAGACATAATAGTAATATCTCCAGATGTCAATGTGTGAGTATTTAATCCACTAGAATTTAAGGTATAACTCATCCCGCGCATCAGAGTAATATCTGGGAAACTATTACCACTAAAATAAGGATTGATAATTACTTGACTTGGAAAACCAGAGTCGGGAGGATTAGCGCCAGAAGTATAAGATGTACCCGATTGTTGGAAATTAAGAGTAACACCTCCGGGCATACCCTGTGGTCCAGCTATTAAAGAAATCGGCGCACCCAACCCCTGATAGTTACTAAATTGAGGAAGAATATAATTACCACTTTGGAAAAACCCAGTAACTGAAGTACCAGTAGCTCCACTTAGTCCTTGAAAATTAAAACCAGTTGATGTATTATTAGATAGGTAAAAAGAAAGTATATGACTGGTAGTGTTATAAGTAATTCCAGTAACACTTATGCCTGTCGCACCTGTCGGCCCCTGCACCCCAGACAAACCCTGTAATCCACTTGGCCCCTGAATAAAAACATAGTCACCATTAAAAGAAAAAACATATCCACCAACGTCTATATATGCCCCGCTTCCAGAAGTATAAGCATTAAAACTCGTATTGCCAAAATTTATTCCAGAACCAGAAGCCAAACTTAGTTCATTAGCGAATATTTGAGCATAAGGATATAACGATGACCCAATATTGTAAACCCCTGAACCAGAAGGAATTAGATTACCAGAGATATTTTGAAATGGAAATAGTGCAAGAATCCCAGACACGAAACCAGATAATTCTGATTGGTTTAATTGCTTTAGCCTAATTGACGAGTCATATGCCATAATCCCTTAAGGTATTACACTATAATAAAGTTGGTTCGAATGTGTTATTTTCTTCTGGCATATTTTGTAGGTCATAAAATTGTTTGAGTGCCCAACAACCCAACATTAATGTTGTGTATGAGTCCTTTCTCATTCTACTTGATGTGTTATTTCTCTTCATAACTTGTGGAAGGTCAAAACTTTGTGTTCCTTTGGCGGTAGTCTTTACTTCAATAGAAGCACATTGATATTTCTGCTGCTTAAGAAGAAACTCTTGGTCATCAATCATTTGTATAAGACCACCACTCTTTCTTTCTGAGTCGGTGGCCTTCTTTTCAATTTCTTCAACACCAGTAAGAGACAAATCTATCTCAGAAGCAATTGCCTTATCGAACGCCGAGACATCTGATTTTATACCAGCGCCAAACCAAATCTTCTTATAGTCAATACATCCTTGTAAATATTCATTGCCCTTTCGAATGAAATCAGTAGTAAAATATTGTGTAAAAACAATCTTATGAATTGTGCGGTTGTAATCTCTACGGGCATTTTTTAGTTCTTTCTCAAGTTCTACTCCATCTTTTTCTGGATAAAATTCGAAAATCTTAAGTTCGATTCCTGCCTTCTTAAATAATTCGTGTTCATTACATGATTCAATAAATTGATATCCGGCATAATCGATACAAATCATATGAATATCAAAAGAAGTATACAAATAAAAGAAATACTTGATATGGTCTTTCAAGTCTCTTCCGAATTTGGCATAATTATGGACCACGGTACCGCCCACCTTGCCTTCCTTGAATTTATCATTGTCCGCTTCTATGATTGTCATAGAGAAATTATCAGAAGTAGCAGAATTAGACCAGTTGGGGTCAATGGAAGCAATATACTTCTTTCCTTTTTCTCCTCTCAAAAGAAGCGTTGGAGTTTCTCCGTCTGGAATGGTGCATTCCATCATCTTTTTCATTGAATAGTAACTATCACTTCCATCGATGAATTGCGCCCCATATTCGCGTTTGAAATTAGCCGAACTTGAATTTTCACTTTGAGCTAATTCGATAATAGACTTTTCCATTCTATCAGCAGGAACAGAATCCCAAGCCATTTGACTCACAAAATATTTAGCACCCTCTTCTGGCATATCAGGGCTATAAATCTCTTTTACAAACTCACTATACTTTTCATAAAGATATTCACAAGTATAACTGGCAGACGAAAGAGCTATAAACTTCGCGTTGTTTTTAAAATTCATTCTTTCTTCTTCCTTCAAAACACCCCTTCTTATTAATTCTGTTTCCTTGGCTCGAATAATTTGGCGTTCTTTAATATCTTGAGGAGCCACCAAGTACGGAATCAAAACCTTTTCGACCATGTCTTTATTCATCAACAAGAATTCGTCAATGATAAGAATGTTGGCACGGAAACCACGAATCTTTTCGCCGTTAAGAGGAATGGCTGTAATTTCTCCACCGTTAACCAGCCAACTAAATTGGTCATTTCTTTTGCTTTTAACTCCCATGGCCTGAAATAATAATTGAGCATCAGGATTATCACATATCTTTTCTATATAATTAAAAATAAGACGTGCTGTACGGAATGTCGGACCAGCTATAAGAATCATTGAACCGGGAAAGAAAATACACTGAAGCAGACAATACACGGCGGCAATATAGCTCTTACCACAACCACGACCCCAAACACAAAGGGAGTAATTTGCGTCCATTAGACCTTTGATATTTATTATTTGGTCTGGATAAAGCTTGATACCAGCAATCATATCCGCCGTAAATCCAAGGTTATAAAAAAGGAATTTAGCCAAAGTAATTCTGGCAGTATTCTCATCCATTTCTCCATGGATGTTTAATATTTCTTTATTTATATCTGCTTTCTTTTTTCTGTATTTTTCGGGATAAAAAATCATAGTTGATTTATGTCATATAATAATTGTAGGTCTACTTTTCTAACTTGTTCGTCAACTGAGAAAAGTTTTTGAATAACTTCGCTGGCCTTTTTCCTATTGTCTACGAATAAAAATTGTAAGTCATCATATTTTTGCATTAGTTCTCTAATATTATGGTAGACTAATTCTACTGGTATTTTAATTTTGCCGTATACTTGTCTTTGTTTTGGATATTCTTCCAATGTATTAAATGCGCTTTCTACCAAAACAATCAAATAAGCACCAGCCTCTTTTGCGCGAACTATTTCTCTTTCAAAACGCTCATATCCTCCAGTTAATGTACCCCACGCATCCCCCAAACTCTTTCTCTCGATATAAATATTAGAATTAGTCATGCGGTAGTCTCCAAAAGATAGAGTATCTTTTCTCGTTTGATTATCAAATTTCAAAGGCGTCTGTTCTCTGGAATCAGTGAAGATTACCTTCTTAGATACATCTTTAAATTTAGAACTATCAAACCCGCCCTGAGAAAATCTATTAATCAAACCTAATTCATTGCACAATTTTTTATATCCTCCTAATTTTTCATTGATGTATCTTATTCCGGGCATCATCAATGTTCGCAACTCAATTTGAGATGGAGCATAAATAAGTGATTTTTTTTGTTTTCTTTTAATTAAGAATTCACGAACATAAAGTTTTTTAACTTCCAAATCAACCGAACCGAACCACCGTTTGAAATTATCTTTTGAATTAAAATCAGTATTAAAATAGTGCTCCTTGTTTTTGTAAAGAATAATGGATTTATCATAAGCATCAAAACGCGGAAAGTATTTTTGATAATACTCGCATTGGGTAATTTTATGAGACCTAAGATGCTTATGAAAAAGCGTATCAGAGTCAAAAGTTTGAACACATAATTTGCAGGAAATCATTTTATGTTTTTCTTCCATTTGCAGTACACCATAATTGATATAGAGGATGTAGCGGCGTTGGTCGGCCAAGACCTTCAAAATATTCCGGCTTACTATTTGGAAAATCCCTGACGGCATGAGCCATGAATGAAGCGCAAGTGCTATAATTACCACTACATCGGCAGTTACCACATTCGTATTTATGTTTCTGTTTCATTAGTCCTTTATATAATCATCTTTATTCAAACCTAGAATCAGAGCACGTACTTCTGCCATATTCATTAATTTTTCAGCTTCATTACGGTTATTCTCCTGTTCTAATTCACCGAGTTTTAAAAGTTTAATACGATTTTCTTCAAATCTCCAAGCTTGAACTAAATTCAAGATAGAAGCATTCTCCTGAATCTGTTTTGATAATCTCTTACTCCTCTTTTCCTTCAAATCATCCAATAAATCATTAATTCTTTTTAAACATTGGTCCTGCTCAGTTCCGGCTTTACCTATGGCCTCTACCAATGACATAGAAAGTTTTTGGTCCCCACCAGAGTTTTGGATTGTTTCCTGCTGGCGTTGCATTCCCTCACTTCGTCTTTGTATGCTAATAGCGCGAACTCCTTGATTAGCCAATTCGATATATTGGTCAATTTCTTCTTGGGTTAAATCAGGTTTGTCATAAGTATATCTAATAAAAGCATCTTCACACGAATTGCGGTCTTCCTCACTTTCATAAGTATTCATTTGGCGAATAAAACGAAAAGTATGAAGATAATTAATTAACATTTCAAGACCCTTCTTTTGTTTGCTTGTTAATTTATCTTTGTCAAGAGAACCGTTAACGTATTTATTGGTGCGTCTTAATACTTTATCAAGAGTGTTTGGCGGGATATATTCTCCAGATGGAATGTCGTCATTTCCAGCCGAATTAAAAATTACCTTAGTATCTAAAGTTTTTATAAATTCATTTACAGCACGTACTTCGGCATTAAGATTAGAAAGAAGATTATTATTAAAAATAATTTTAGCAATTTCCAATGCGTTCATTGTCGCCACATTGTTAGTAATAAATGCCTGATGTTCGTCGCTCAATTTAATAACAGAAGTCTTACTGGGAATTTCATGTACGCCTTTGGCTTTCAGATTAAATTTCGCGAGAGTGGTTTTTATGGCTCGTCCGAACCCACTTCTGCCATCGTAGTTCATTCCCGGAAAAAGGTGTTCGGTGATTTCTTTTAATCCCGGTGGATTTGACGGAGTACGATTCCAGAAATCTAATATTTGTTTATCTTGTTCGACTGTTAAGACTATATTTTCTTTTGGGTCCATATTACTCTAGTCCATGTTCTTGAATATATTGACGAGCCTTTTCTTGAATAGATTTTGTTAATTCTTTAATATGTCTATATCCCGGAGAACGCCCTTTTTCGTTACTTACAAAATTTAAACTTTTAGCTACCTCTTCTTCTTCTTTATTGTCTATATAAAGACCCTTATATACCTTATATTCTATTGGTTTTAGAATCTTTTTCATTATAATATGAAGTTTTTCCTCATTACTAATTGAATAATGAGAGGAATCTTTTATTTCGTGGACTTCATTGGAATGATTTTCTATTGAAAGGGGGAGCTTTACGAAGGTCGCCGGTTGTTTATTTTTTTTCCAATGAGCGTATAGAGGACAGGCTTCGCATTGTTCCTTGTAAATTTTACACCCATCCTCCCCAATGGACGCATCACACCTCAAACAGGGTCTGGCATAATTAGTATAGTTGTTCCTTACTAGATTTTTAATTTGATTTGTAATTATACGATTAACCCAAGGCTTTAGTGGTTTTGAATCATCGTACTGGTCCCATTTATTCCAAAGATGTATTAGAACAATCTGGCTAACATCTTGGAAGTCCATACTGGCTAATGAAGTAAGCGTCCATCGGTGTTTGTGCTTTATTATTTCATCCTGAATTTCGGGAATTAATTTCTCGAAATTATTAATATCGATTGGAGTCTTTTTCAAGAGGTTTAGCCTTTAATTTCTATCGACTCGCCCTGTCTAAGAGAAGCTCCTTCTTTTAAAATTTCTTTTATAACATTTGGGTCGGAAGAAAAACGTCCTATACGAGCCGGTTCTTTATATCCCTGTGGTAATCCTCCCCCCGCCGCTACTACCGATGCGATACTCTCTTGATTTCTTTCCAATCCTACAACAGAAATATCAATATTATTTAAATCAATACCAAGTTCGGATAAACTGTTAACGCGGTCAGCACGAATACTGTTATCGTCATCATCTCCCCCTCGTCCGATTGCTACTGGAGTAAATGTATTCTGTTGGGCTGCTTTGGCGTTTTGTGACGGTGGTTTTGAGTCAATAGACGTTAATGACGTTCCGCACGACCCGCAAAATTTCGAGTCGATGGTTGTTTTTTTACCGCAGTTATGGCAATATTTCTCTAAGGCGTTCATATGACTTATTATACAATTAATTCGTATAGTTAATAGATATTTTTGATATAATAAAACATGCCCATTCTTTTTAAGTCACTCAGCCAGAACGAAAAGGTCGAATTTTTCATTCATTGTCAAGAGTTAATGCTTAAATACCACCCCAAAAGTTCTTTTGTTATTAGAGAGGGTAGCTTGGATAAGGCTTTAGAAGTTTTTCAAGACAATATTAATAAATATCAGGGCTATTATTACTCTAATGATAATATTTGCGTTCTATGGAACAAGATTGCCATTTCTGACCCTATTAATGTCAAGCGGGTAATTAAAGAATCTGCCTATCAGCCTCCTAGCGAGCATTATTCTGGTGTCTCAATAGACTTCGCGACCTTTAAGAATATTACAGACGTAAAAGAATTTATAATTAAAAACGACGAAGAAAGAATAAAGTACGTCCTTTTTATTAAAGAAGGTAAACCTAAAATTTACAAAAAAGATGAAATAATCAATCGTCTTCCGGCGAGTAGATAAAAATATAATTCGCGGGTTTGTTATTCGGGTCTACACCAGCCAGTTTCTGCCAAACTTTGTGTTCTGGCGTGTCCCACCATCTCATTAAATACAACTCCTCTGGGGTCATTATTATCATTGATTATTAGAATTTTATTTTTCCAGTCTTTTTCATTATAAACCTAACAAAACCCGAGCGGACAATATCTTTTTCCTCATTCATTCCAAAGGTAAAAATACCATTTTCTTTACTTTCAGAATCCGACAATAAATCAAACATTTTCTTAAAACCAGATTTACTTCCTATATCATTTTGGTTAATACTATCTCCAATAAAGAATATTTTTGTATGTTCTCCGCACCGACTAAGTAGAAGTAATATATCATCATAAGTAAGTGAAGCGGCTTCGTCAACTATGATAGAGGCAGACGTAATTGATAAACCACGAGCAAATCCTAATGGAAGGCAATTGAGTTTATTTTCTTTGGTTAACCTATCTATCTCAGATTTAGAAAGTAGTTCAGATAATTTATCAAAAAATATTTGATTGAATGGTAGCATTTTTGAGGCAATATCTCCGGGAATGTAACCGATACCAAAAGAAGAAGATTCTACTGGATTTCTTACATAGATTATTTGGTTAATTTTGTTTTGATATAAAAGCTTTAGAGAAATTAATACCGCTAAATACGATTTTGATGTACCCCAAATTCCATTTATATAAATGCATTTGCACTCTTTGGATAATCCCGTTTTTATTATTTCTAATTGTTTTTCATTATAAGTAAACCTTTCTTTAATGATTGGGTTTTCTGAAGACTGGCGGGATTGCTGTTTTTTATTTTTAGTACTCATATATTAAAGACCGCGAACTAACCAAATGTTAATCCTAATTACACTAGATATCAATAATAATTTTAATATTTTATTGAGTGAATTCGGAACTTACTAATCCCACGTTTACTAGATTTGTAAAAGCTAAAATATCATTTGGAGAAACGGGGATAGAAATATCACTAATATCATTACCAGTATTTGATGTCAATGGCGCGTTGACCAATCGTTTTCTAAATTGACCAGATGAATAATTCGTTATTAAAAATGATGCAATTGGTGAAGAAACAGAATTTGTTATAGCGTAACTAATAGTTAAAGTCCCACGACCGCCATAAGTATTTGTCCAACAAGACGTAATTGATATTGGATTTTCTATTACAAGTAACTGACCACTAAATATCCCACCTTGAAATACGTCTGCCTTTAAAGTGTTTGGATAATAAGTATTAGTCGCATTTTGAATAGGATTAGTTCCTTGCCCATTCCAGTTGGCAAACCAAGTCAGCATTGAAACATTATTATAAATATAGGCATCCAACCCTCCGTAATTATTAAAGTAATTTCCTGTTACTACGGTATTCGTCGTATTATAAAGTAAAAGTGCTTCAGTATTTGTGCCTACTGCCCCTAAATAAGCTGAGGACATGTTATTTCTAATCGTTACATTATTTAGGTTTGTGGAAGTTAATCCTAAAATATGAATTCCAATTGAGTTTTGACTGCCAGAATAGAAAATTGTATTATCATGGATATTTAAATTATTTTCAAGATAAGAAGTTGTGGAATTTATAAAAATACCTTTAAAAACATTAACCATGTAATTATTACAGATTTCCCAGTCCTGCCAAGCATTAGACTCAGAGTAAATTCCAACTGCGGCAGAAGCGAGAGCGATTTGGTTAATATCACGAATATAATTTCCGTCTACCTTAAAACCTTTGATAAACCCAAAATTACAAATAAAATTAAAATATCCCGGAGTCATTAATCCTCCTGTCGTATCTGTCGTAACTGAAGTGTCCATGGAACAGTTTTTAATCTCACCGCCCAACAGCCAGCCATTTGTAACGGTTAGAGTGTCTGGTATGGAAAGTACTGGTGGTGAATTATTTGAAGCATTGCCGTTAAAACCATATCCACCCATACTAAGAAAATCCACTCCAGCATTAGGAGCCATAACCATATTAGCACAAGAACCCAAAATGCAACCATCAATTAAAGCATGATGAACAGCGTTCGTTTGTACTGAGCCATAAAAATTACCGCCATAAGTCCAAATATTAAGTATAAACTGTTCTTGATTTGTAATAGCTAATCCCCAGTTAATTACTTCGACGTTCTTAATCGTAGCATTATCACCAGTTAAAGTAACTGCTCTATAATAAGTGTTACTCCAAGCTTGATTTTGCTCATTCATGTCAATAGTAAGATTCTCAACCATCATATTACTACGACCAAGTGGCAGATACCCAACATTCCCACCAATAATATCATTATTATAACCACCAGCACCGGGGTCACGCTGGATAATTGTTTTGTTTCGTCCAGCCCCATCAATATCATAACCAGTCTGCATAACCAGTCCATTAGTGTCATGAAATGTACCGGCATTTAAATGGATTTTCGTATTAATTGGAAAAAAATTAGTCCAAGGAAATAAACCGTCAAATGTTACAGCATTAGTGGCTATATAAGGATTTGCCTGACTACCGTTGCCAGAGCCATTAATACCAACAGGAGAAATCCATATTTCATTAGCATTAGTTGCACTTTTTGTAAACCAATTAAATAAATTAGCCGAAGTAATTTGGTAGGTTATAGAATTGCTAGCTTCCAAAAACGTCTCGTTGCCATTTAAAACGCCCGTTATTGGATAATTCGTCCAATTAAGACCAAAACATGTCCCTGTTACTAGAAAAGTCACCGCCATTACAAAGAAAAATCTTTTAATATTCATTATACCTTATATTACACTATTTTTTATTGTGATATAAAAGTATGGACTATTAAAGTACTTATGGTTACTTTTCCGCCACCACCGCCACTGCTGCCTCCACCAGACGTAGTCCAAGTTCCTGAGTTCCAGTTAAATACTGTCGAGGTATTGTTCGTTAGAGTTATCACTGCCCCAGATAGAGAATTCTCGTATATGAAATCGTTGCTAGGCCCGGAATTATAAATTATAATCTGAGAATTGACGGGAATAGCGTTAGAATCATTGTTGATGATTACTAACGGTCTATTCGGGGAAGTTAAATAATATTTTGAACCCAAAGCATAACTGACATAGTTTGTGGAAATTCCATTTGTTCCTACTATACCACCGCTGTTACTTATCTCAGTCCAGTAGTTATTGTTCGTGGAAATAGAAGGATAGTTTATTTGAAAATAATTGCTGGAAAGTATAGTGTTTCCAGAATTCGTAGGAACAACATTATTAGTGTATGTGACGCCATTGGTCATATACGTATAAACAATTGCCTTGTACACTAGATTAGTAATCAGCGAAGAGTCACATGTTAAACCGTAATTGTACAGGGCTGGAGCTACTATGACACTGTTTGAACCGGGAGAATTGAACTGGCTATAATTATTATTGCTGATGAATATATTAGTCGTCCAGCCGTAGGTTAACCACAAGGTTTCAATTGGATTAGCTATATTCGTACTTTGCATCGTATTACCAGTGACGTATATATTCTCTGAGTGACTTATATCCAGAGACGGATTAAGAGATGTAAGGCTAGGAAATGAAGATACAGCAATGTCAGCATTCACGAAAAGGTTGCTTGTAATTAAGATGTTTGATTGACAGGTAAAGGCAGTTTCTGCACTGTCAGAACCAGTGACGATAGCGATATCATTATTTCCAGAATTAAAGAAATAGTTGTTAGATACCACGCAATTAACCAAGTGATTGAGATTAAGGAAGATATTACCGCCCGCAGGATTTGTATAGTAGCAGTCGTTATTAATGAAATAGAAGAATGGTATATTACTATAACTAGCTGAGAATCCAATAGAGCATCCGCCAAAACAATTAGTTATAAGGCAATTTTCCAAATAATTAGGTATAGTACATCTGTTTCCATACCATTCAATTGGAGCCAATACATCATTGAATGTGCAATTTGTAATAATCATATTAGCACCAGCATTAGCGCAGTCTGCTCTACAATCATAAAACGTGGTATTAATATAAGTAAAGACATTAGCGTTAGTTGAACCGTCTGGATTCTTTAATACTTCGCCCTGCCATCCTTGCCACAACATATTAGTAGACAAAACGCTAAAATCAGTACTATTCCAATTAGGAACATTTGTAGTCCATTGGAATGTCGCCACAAAAGCATCGTGGGTAACATCCCATCCAAATCCATCCACTTGATTTTGTCCACCAACACCATAACTATTATTCCTAAAGTTATCCTCCGTAGCCACATTAGGAATTCCACCATCAATATTAATCCCTGTAAATATAAGAGGAGTATTTGTCCCTACTAAATTTGTCGGTGTAAATTCATCAAACATGAATCCTCTTTGTGGAGAATTCGTTCCAGATGGAAAAATTCCCGGACCTTCACTACCCATGGCAACAGGTTCTGATATTCTAGCTCCTTGACCTATTAGATGAGTAAGATTAGTTCCATCACCCAGAATCGTAAATCCACCCTGACTCAGATGAACTCCATACCAGTTATATGTAACATCTTGATTCGTGGCTAGAATTAGATAATTTCCAGTAGGGATGTATAGAATGCTAGAACCAGTATTATTTGTATATAAAGCAGTGAGTGCAGTGTTAAATGCAGATTCATTATCATGGCCTAACGTAGCGAAAGTATGAGTCAAAGTGTTGGAGCATACCTTGGAAAGATAGAGGTTTGTTCCATTAACCACGTTGGTAACGGTAGCTACAAGGTCTAAATACCCGTTGGTATAGATATTAAAGCTATTCGTTCCAAAAGGAGTAATTGGTCCTGCGTTGAATACTTCAATGGCGTCTCCAATAACACTATTCGAGATGATATTTGTTGTAGTTACCAAATTTAAATTGGAAGTTGTATTGACGTAAAATTGAACTGCGTCTCCTAACGCTCCATAGTTAGTTACATTAATACTTAATGAAGGAGAGTTTGATAAATATTGCAACGAAGCCGTGTATATTACTCCGGGACTGGCAGAATTATTTGTCTCGTTAAAAGAATCAATCTGAATAGTATTGGCACCCGAATTAACATACAGTACGTTTGTATATCCTGAGATATACCCTGAAGCATCTCCCTCATTAGTGAAAGTCACTGAAGCTGAGTTAGCTCCAATAGTTACTCTGCATAATCCGGGATTCCCTAAATATCCGTATCCACCGTTAACTATAATTCTGTAGTATCCACTATTCGTAAAATTAAGCGTATTCTGTATGCTGCTATACTGATTTACTAAAGTCCAAGAATACTGTCCTCCATACTGTTGAGAGTAATCTGACTGATTATAACCACCATTTGCTCCAAAATAAGGATTTCCTGCTGTAGTTGCTATGGCTACGAAGTTACTGCTTTGCAATGTTTTAATAGAATTAGTGCCTACTCCAGCGAATACCGTAGGATTATTTAAATTAGTTCCAGTTAAATTTAATTGTTGAAGTATCCATGCAAACTGATTCGATACGGTATTTAGTCTGGATAAAGTTACCCAATTAGTACATTCAGTATATGCTAAAGTAAGATTAGTCTGCATCGAATATAATACTGGAAATGTAAAAGTACCCGGAAAAATAGATTCAGAATATCCACTGCTTAATCCATGAAGTGCTATATTATTAGTTACAACACTCTGTTCAAAGGCATTATAAAAATTTAACATAGGTACTGACGACTCAGAATAATACCCAGTAAAAAACTCTGTTAATACAGTAGATTCAGTCAGCGTGTTGTTCCACCATGTACGCGGGTAAGCATAATAATCCCAAGGATTATAAGGTATCTGGTCTGGATTGCCCTGACATCCTGCCTCAAATACTCCTTTGCTTTGCAAGAATTTTATTCTATCAATCAAACCGTTTACTTCAGGAATTATTAATAAAGGATTTTTCTGGGCGTAATCAGTCAATAATAAATCATACCCATACGACCCGAGATTTGTAGTCATACTGCTCCAATTTACCCAATTATTAGAAATGGAGGCATTATAGGAAGATGACGTTGGGAGTACGGGTTGACCATATACACATACTTGCATGTGTAAATTACTAGGGAGTTTACCAAAATTAGTTGGCGCACTATTTAAACTAGCATAGGCTAAACCGGACACAATGGCATTAGTATCACCTAACTGAGTTACCTTATTAGCTACGTTAGTTAATAAATAACAATATTCTCCTGAATAAGAAATAGGCAAACCCGGATTACCAACCCAAGCATCACCTGTTGATTTAAATGGAGTATTTAAAGATACTTCGGCAGCATTAGTAGAGAATGAAGAATCATCAATAGGATATATACCATAATACCTAGAGAAAGACTTATACGTTAACGCGTAGTTAACATCAGGAGGACTTGAAGTGTCACAATTATACACTTTATTAGCCAACCAAGTGCTTAAATTAGTATTTGACTGTGACCAAGTTAATACAATTCCACTATATGAACCCAATCCAGCAGCATCATAAACTCCATTAGTCGGATTAACTAACTGCCCTCCAAAATAACCCCACCAATTAGTATCAACTAAGATTCCATTAATCACCTGATTAGTCATCTCTAATATCCTTGTGGGAACTACTATATTATAATTATGAGGATAACTGCCGAATCCTTCAGTATAATTTGAATTGATTATTCCCAGTGCGGCCTCATACTTAATTTCTGACCCTGAAAATAAATATGACCCACTGTAAGTACTAGTCCAGTGATTCCTCCACCAGTACAGATAACCTTGTCTGGTAGGTCCGTCTATTCTCGTCCAAGGATAGAAATCACCTATTGCAAAATTAGCATAGATACTTTTTACACTCGGGTTTAAATTGTATGGCAAGGAAGATAAAGAAACTCCAGAATTATAAGGTATATAATCTCCATCTTCATCAGGATATACCCATCTAACCCCCTGAGATTCCAAGAAATTCAAAACCCCATACCAAACATCCATATATGGCCACCCAGTAAAATCAACTTCTCTTGTTCCTTGTATTGTTGCTGTAATATTTGTTGGCAGTACTCCATTTAATAGATTACTGCTCTGTATGGCGTATGATGTTGCGTTGTTTTGTAAATCTACTACTCGATAAATAGTTCCGGGATACGAATTAGTCTGAGAAGGTAAAATGATTGGTACGGGTCTTCCTTCTAACTCTGACAAATAATAACTGAGGTCAGAAGAGCATTGTAGTAATCCTCCACCTAAGGAATTGGTAGCAGCCACGACGGCGTCCAAGTTAGTATAACTACCTAAAGAACCGTGAATTTGATTAGTAAAACAATCCCAAATCAGGTTTGCTGGTGGAGAAATTAGTGTCCAATAAGCATTTGTAGCTGACCAATTTTGGTTAGTAAGTAATGATAGAGTAACATATCTTCCTACTATTGGAGTGAATCTTATTGATGTCTGACTCTCTATCACACTTCCTGCATTGAATGCCCCATTAGAAAAGTTAGCATCATAGGGAACCCATTGAGTTCCTACTAAATTAGTAGCCGGAGAACTATTTCCTACATAAACATTGACAACACCTATAGGATTAGTTTGCCATGTAGTATTTACATTGTTTGGCCACATAGGAGTATATGAATAGTTGGTACCTGAAGTAAATACTCCTACTATAGTATTAGTACCTCCCATATCAAGAGTATACTCATTAACGGCATTAGTAATGACTGCTGAATAAGGCAAGATGCTGGACTCAACACTGATACAAAAAAACAGTAGACTTAAAAAGATGGCTAAGAGTTTGGTCATAATTACCACGAATTTGTCAACATGGCTGGCGTGGTTGATAAGTAGGTAATTCCGCATTTACTTCCGGGTTGAAGAACGAAGTAATCGTCGCCCGCAAGTGATTGGTAAACCGCCACACCGTTCTTTGAAACACTGTACGCTGCCGCATCGCTAAAATAGCATTCCAACGCAACAGGTGCATTGTTCGTGAAATTGAATGTTGACGCTCCAACGGTGACAGCAACTGGAATATGAGCGGTGTATGACGCAATTCCATTCGTTACCTGAATGCTGCCATTTAGTGTCAAGGTAATAGGAAGAGAATATCCTAATCCTCCGCTAGTAACATAACTAACATTAGTATTCCCTCCAGTTAATAATAAATTGTATGCAGAAGTTCTAATCAACGCCATTTCATTAACCGTTGAATCACCCGGAGTATTGACACTTGACCAAGTAATTGGACAAGTGCTTGCAAGTTGAAATCCTCCCCAGTAACTGCTAACATTGAATCCGTAAGGTGCGCCTATACTATAATTATTGAGAGAAGGGAATGATAAACCTCCGTTAAATGTAGTATATGACCCAGTAGCTCCAATATTAATATTACCGCCGCTATTAATTCCTAAATTAATATCTAAATTTGTATCTACAGATAGGAACGTATTTGACCCAGAAGCACTTAAAACTGAGAAATAAAGAATATCACTTGAAGCAGCCCATAAAATATCATTAGTATAGAGAGAGTTAGTAATGGATAAACTAGGAAAAATACTGCCTCCACCTCCACCGCTCGCCGCTATCATATTTGTTCTCTGGCCTGTAGAACTATTCGTAACGCTGGTTATGGTCACATTCGCACCCGCAATCAAAATGTCGTGCTGCCAATTAGTCAACCCACTAGCATCTCCAATTATCGGAGAAAGAAGAACAAAATTAGTAGCCGTAACATTAGAGAAGGTTGCATTTGAAACTACTGTTAAACTATTTATGGTGGTATTTCCAGTGAGGGTTGCGTTTGTGATGCTAGCGCCAGACACAAGGTTGGAGGATACACCGGCTGTCAAGGCAGTCGTTGCGCTGGTTGCCGAGGTCGCATTGCCAATGAAGGTGCCAGTGATATTATTTCCAGAATTTGTCAACGTGACTGCTCCAGCATTATTATTAGTAATTCCACTGGTGGAATTGCTTACAATGAGGTTCTGATTAATCCAATTCAATAGATTACTGGACATAATTAGATGGTTTTGGGTATTATTTGAATTTCCAATCAAAAATGTTTCACTGCCAGTTAAGTTTGTTACCTGCGAATAAGTTAGCCAAGACCCCGCGAACGAAGTCTGATAGAATAATAAAATACTGGCTATAAAAGAGAATAGGGATGTTAATTTTTTCATTTTTAATATGTTATAAAAAAACTCCAATCAAAATAATCATGAATTTACTCATATTAGAAAGTACCGACACTGAGGGGGAACCCTCCGGTATTTGTATAGATAATTCCGTGCGTCAACGCGGAGTTCGTGCAAACGTACTGTAGTCCGGCGATGCGACTGAGGATGGCGAGGGGTTTGGTCATGTTACCAGATAACCGGGGTGGCGTTTGTGGTAAGATTAGCCATAACAAAACTGATGATTTGCTTGGCGTAATAAAGATGCCCTGCCGCATTCGGATGCGGTCCGTTGCCGGAGTAATAAGTGTAGGCCGTTCCCGAGCCGGGGACTAAATAGCTTCCCTGAATCCATGAGTCCGCCGCGTTTGGCTCTGGAAGAAGCACCGGCAATCCACACGTCGCCGCCGCATTGCTAATAATCAGGTCGGATGGCGCTTCCGAACCAACAGGGGAAGTGATTCCAGGGAATGGCGCAATGACGATTTGCTTGCAGTTTGGCAGAAAAGATTTGGTCAATAAATAAACGTTGGTCGCCGCCGCGTACAAACCATTTGTGGGGTCGTTTATGCCTTCCGCCCAAATAATGAAACTCGGGTGAAAGTTCAGAATACAGTTTGTTAGCCGCTGAATGATTGGAAGCCCGACCACTTGACCATTGTAAATATTGGTCGCAATGTAACCCGTCCCGCCTTCCGCTTGAGGCACTAAGTTTATCCCTTGAGGCATCAGAGTATCCTGTAATATCGAAGGGTAAGCATCAGGACCGTCAGC